GCAAGTGGATCAGGCCAGCAAAATCTTTTGACGTCTCCGTAACTAGCAAATATTTCATCTGCTCCTTCTCCACCAAATACAACTTTGTATCCTTTGTCACGGATTTCCCAAGATAAAAATAATTGAGCAACTGCCGGAGATACTTGTGTCCATTTGTGGGTTTCTGATGCCCATATGCTTTCTTTTAAATTATTCTGAATATCTTCTTTGCTTACATTAACTTCGTGCAATCTAACACCCAATTCTTTTGATGCTATTTTAGCATAATACAAATCATCTTTCAAAGTTTGCTTACGATTAGATGTCACATTCACAACAAATGCTTCAATGTTTGGATTTTTCTTTTTAAGTAGGTATGTGATTATGGTGCTATCTATACCACCACTTAAAATTGTACAAATTGGAGTATCACTTATTAGTTCATCATCAACTGCTTTTTCCAACCGTTTTCTAAACTCGGATGCGTAGTAATCAATTCCTTTATCTTCTTTCTCAAATAATTTTAAGTCTGTGTCTGATCGTGTATATAAAGTTGGATTCTCTGGATTAAACTCGGGTTTGAAATCATTCCATCGTTTAATCTCACAGTTTGTTACTCCGATTAAATTTTCGGAAACCGTTACAATTGTTCCAGGTTCTACTACTTTTATTTTTTCTTCTTCACCCTTTGGTGCTTTGCGATTTCTATCTACATTAAAAAACTTTAATTCTTTGTTTGCTGATTGTAAACCTTTGACTTCACTGGAAAACATTATTTTGTCATTCTCAAAAACATAATACAAAGGAAGTCTTCCGATGAAATCTCTTCCTAATGTAAGTTCATTTCTTTCAACATCATAAAACGCAAAACAAAACATTCCTTCAAGTTTTTTCATAGACTCTAATATATTGTCACGATTATCAATTAAATAATAAAGCAATAATTCCGAGTCACTTCGTTCTGTCTTAAAGTTGTACTTTTTTCTTAATTTTTTGTCGTACTTTTTGAAAAATGGTTTCCACATTTCTCCGTTGAATGCTAATACAAACTTTTCGTCTTCTGATATAAGTGGTTGGTTTGCTGACTCGCTTAAATCTTGGATTGATAAACGATTATGGCACAAAAAGAAATTGTTTTTCTTGAAGTGGAATATTACATTACCATCTGTTCCACGATGCATCAACGATGCAAGACCAGTTTTTACCTCTTGTATGTTGTTAAATGAATTACCTCCTAATATTCCGCACATAATATAAAAATTATATTATATACTATGAGAATATTCAAGACTTATTTTTTTTAACGATGTCGGCAATGTAATCTTCTAGTTTGATATTTGCTTGCCAACCGAGGTGTTGATAAGTAAGTGATGGAATTGCTTTTCCGTAGAATCTTTCTCCACGTCTTTCTGGTATCATTACATATTCTGTGTTAAACATCTTGGCAACATCAACTATTTTATGTGGAATTCCTGTTCCGAGTGGGTATTCATTCTGCTGACCCTTTTCTGAGGCTAAAATAACACCACTAACAATATCGTCAATATGTGTAAAATCTCTTGACTGAATTCCAGGTTCTACAACTGTAAGTGGTTCTCCTTTTGAGTATTGCTCTTCAAAAATTCCAATTACGGTTGCGTAGTCACCTGTTCTTACTTGACCCGGACCATAAGCATTATAGAAATATGTAATTTCAAATTTAAGATTAAACCAATCTGCATAGTTGTTGATGAGTTCAACCATTTTTGCTTTCATCCACGCATACGGGGATAGATTTTCGTCTTTGCCATCATTACCAAACTTACTTGAACTTGCGGAATAAATTAACTTTGCGTTTTTTGCGACACAATAATCAAGAACCATTTTTGTTCCTTGCATATTATAGTCCCAACAATTATCAAATGAATCAAAACTCGTTACAATTCGTGAGAACTCTCCGAAGTGAAACACAACATCAGGTTCAAATGTATCTGCAATATCTGGCTTGGTGTTATTGGTATCAAATTTTTGTGGAATCAATGTCTGGGTATCTTTATTCAAATAAGTAACTCGTTTGCTTTTAACATGATTACTTTCATAACCACTACTATAATTGTCAATGCTAACAATCTGTACATTTTTATACTTTCTTAAAAGTTTTTTAATAAGTGCAGTTCCTACAAAACCCGCACCACCTGTTATTAGCACCCTTTCCATTTACTTTTTTTCTTTAAGTCCAGTTAGATCACTTGAACTTCTAATTTTGTCTCCAAGTCCATCAATCATTTGTATATTATGTTTTTTGCATATTACACTTTCTGGAACTTCACCCGTACTTCTGTCTCCACCATTTGCAAAGATGTCGGGTTTAATTGCGTCTAAAGAAGCACATACACTTTTGTCTTGATCAATGCTGAGAAAAACCTCGTCAACGATTCCAAGTGCATCTACGATTTTTACTCTGTCTGCTTCATCCATAAATGGTTTGCCCTTTTTAAGAACACATTGATGATTGTTGTTTACAATAACAACAAGACGATCACCAAGTTTTTTTGCCATTTCTAAATATTCTAAATGTCCTACGTGAATAGGATCAAAGTATCCACTAACTGCTACTGTTTTCATAATGTTACTCTGATTTGTGTTTTTCTGGACGATCATAATCATCTTGAACTCGGACAATGTCATCTTCACCAAAATAAGTTCCAGTTTGAACTTCCACTAAAATCATATCTTCTGAATCACTTGGATTTGCCATTCTATGCTTTGCTCCAAGTGGAATCAATACGGTTTCACCTGCTTTGTAATCTTCTGTGACATCATCTAAAGTTATTCTTGCCACACCACTAACAACCGTCCATGCTTCTTGTCGTTTGTGATGATATTGATAACTTAGTCTTTGTCCCGGTTTTACATATATGCGTTTAACTTTGCAGTATTCTGCGTCTAGTAGAATTTCGTAGTTTCCCCAAGGTCGTATACTATCATCTTTATTACTCATAATTTTATCCCCACCTATCTGCTAAATCTTGTTCAGATATATTAGATTTTTTTGGTTGTATATATTTTATTGGTTTATTTAAAATAATTATACTATGTTTTTTTAATTTAATAAATACTTTTTTTGATGTATCCATTTTATTTGTTTCCACATTTATATTTAAACATCTCAATAATTTTTTTGTGACGCTGTGCAACAACTGCTCCCGATTCATAATTGTAATATTCCCAATATTTTCTATTTTTCTTCTTAAATGGAAATTTCCCAATTTGTTTCAAAGGTGTGTACGGAAGTTTTAATTTATTGCAAACTTTTTTATAGTCAGTTGCAAGACGTTCAAATTGCATATAACAATCCATCGTTGCAGTTCCATCTTCGTCAAAATAAAAAGGTTCATTAAAATGAGTGTAGTTTCCTATCCACTTTGCAAATTGTTCTTTAAACTCATATCCATTAAATTTTAATTTAACAAGTTTTTCAATGTTTTCACGGTGATTTTCTCCAACTAAACCACCATCTTGCCACCAAAAATAAGAAACCATTCTATCCCACGGATTTCTTGCAATTGTAAATTTGAAATATTCATTGAATATTTTCTCTCCAACGATGTCAAGAGTGTCTTTTGGGTTTCTATGTGTATTGTCTATGATGTCATCATCACCACACTGTGTAATTAAATTGTGTTCTACACTATTTCCACCCACCTTCCAAGGTTTAAAAAATATAAATTTATGTTTGTGTGAAACTATCATCCATAAACCTCTTCAAATTTTTCAATAAAGTTTTTAAGTTCAATTTTAGGAAGTTCATTTATGCCAGCTGCTTTCTCACGACCTCCTCCTGATGGAAATTGTAATGCAAGTTTACTTGCCCCTACTGGATTATCTTTTGGTGAACGAATACTTACACGATAATTGAATTGATTTATATTTGTTAAAATAGCAAATGCTTTACTTGGATTATTTGTTGTTTGTTTGTTGCTATAAATTCCTGAATATCTTATAGATGCTTTTGTGTTCGGTAGTAATATTACATCACCAATGCTTGATGTATGTAAAACTTCCGATGAGTTTAACTCAAGTTCGTCTGATTTCATTTGTTGATTTATTTTTGCGTAAATCTTAGAATTTTTTCTGTATTGAAACGGAGAACGAAATCTTTCAAGGTCTAAATAAACATCTTTAGGGTGCACTACGAGATCAGATTCTTCGTTTCCATAACCATTGTAGTTTAAAGTTTCACCGATTTCTCTTAAAATCAACATAGCATACTCGTTGAAACATGGATTTAATTTTTCTGCTTGTTCGTGTAAATTGTCTCCGTATGCTCCACATATTGTCCAAGGACGATGCAATCCGTCAGTTGCCTTGTCAACTATTATATTAGTACAACAATTAGGGTCGGTATCTACTTTGATTGAAAAGTTGTTACCAAATTCGGTGTCACCTGTTTCATGGTGATCAAACCATTTTATTTTATTTCCGTTTTTTAATATCGGTTCTACATATTCAGAATTTGATAATAAAGATATATCAAACACCGACAACGATGCATCGGTTATATCAACTAAGTGTCTTAGTAACTTTACATCACGCTTTACTCCTGTGATTAACTCACTTTTTCTAGGAAAGTGTAAACGATACTGGTGTAAACTTATTAGTCCGTCTGCGTCTCCGTTAAAGATGTCATAATTTTTCATATTATTCTTCTGCCACAGCCCGTCCTTTATCTGATTTCCAGTCTTGTTCGGGTCTGTCAATTTCTTCATTTCTTTTAATTACCGCATCAAGTATCGGTGTTTCTATATCATTGTTTTTTGCGTAACTTGCAAGTGCATTGGTGTCTTTTGGAAAACAAGTTCCTCCAAATCCTCTGCGACCATCGTGTCCTGGTACTTTGGTGTGACCAATTCCGATTCTTTTATCTTGTGTTGCAATACAACGAACATTTTCATAATCAATGTCAAGTTCTGTACAAATGCTTTCAAGTTCATTGAAGAATCCAACTTTTACACTTAGAAATACATTCTTTAAGTACTTTATCATTTCTGCTTCTGCTGGTTTGCATTGAATTACATTTTTATTTACAACTGATCCGTTTCCGTTGTTATATGCAAGTTCAAACATTCTTTTCATTTTTTCATATAAAAATAAATCACCAGAACCTAGAATCCATTGGTCGCAGTTTTTAAAGTCTTCTTTCCAGTTTTTCTCTGTAAGAAACTCTGGCATAAAGTTAACATCAAGTTCTTCACAAGTTCCAGGTGGAACAGTTGAACGAAGAACTATATACTTTGTGTCGTCTATTTCTTGAATTTCTTCGCATACTGCACGAACAATGTCAAGGTTTGCGCTTCCATCTTTGTTCATTGGTGTAGGAACTGCAACGAAAATAATTTCGGACTCTTCTACAAATGTCTCTATATCCAGTTCTTTGGGTTCTCTTTTATCTTCTAGTACATCCCACACCAATACATCTACATATGGTCTTAACAAGGTCATCGCATGACCCACAAATCCGTTTCCAACAACTCCAACTTTCATATAACGCAATCTCCAGTTTTTTTTTTTGTGCTATATAACCCTTTTTATTATAAGTATTTCCTTTTGTGTTATTTAACTTGAAATCTTCTTAGTTTCCAGAATAACCAAACAAATAATCTTGGAACTTTAAGAATAATACCATTTCCTCTGACAATTGGTGTTTCTGCGTATAGTCGTCTTGATATTATTTTTTTGTACCAACTTACATTTTCAAACTTACAATCAACGATGTATATATCTTTTGTTTTAGGTAAATCATCTATATCGTAGTCCGACCAATTTCCGAGGTCTACAAATGCTCCGTCTATAATTGTGCGGAAATCATTGACGAATGTACAATTCTTGATGGTGATGTTAGATGCCTGACATTTTATTGTAAAGTGTTGCTTGGTGTTTTTTGAAATGAATCTGCAATTTTCAAACAACATAAAACCACCACGAACAATATCAACTACATCTTCAAACCCACCGATTATAGTAGTATTGGTTACTACAACATCACTACAATAAGATAATTTTAATCCTTCTGCAACTTCTCCTGCTTCAATGTGACAATTATCAATTCTTATTTTTTTGCTTGGCATACCAGGTCTCCACATAAAACCCAAAGCATTGCTTTGTATGCCATTTTCAATATTACCTATAAACCTTTTATTTTTTATCGTGATTACATCAATCACTTAAACTTTCTCTTTATGCGGTCAATTGCATTTTTGTCTGTTACGTTTGTGGAGTTTCCCAAAGACGACCCGAATATATTTAATACCTCATTCTTGCTTAATTTTTTATCGTCATCAAGAGCACGGACTTTTTCTTTTGCGTCGTGTACACCTTTTATTATGTTGCTTGTCATTTGACTACTTGTAATTCCAAACCAGGTAATAAGTCCTGGTATTCTTGCCACCAACCAACCTATTAGTTGCGTAATTATAGGAAGAAGTGCAGGTCCTGCAACTATTAAAACTGCTACTGCCCCTATTAGTCCAAATGTTCCAGTTAACCATGCCCACATAGAACTGAAAAAACCATCCTTTTGTTCTTTTGCTTTAAGTTCACCTAAACTAATAAGTTTTTCCTCTGTATCTTTAAGGTCGTGTCCTAGAATTTGTTTGCGTCTGCTAAGTTCAATTACATCTTGTTCTCTGTCTGTTAGATTTTCTATTGCAACTTCGTTTTGTGCAATAAGGTCTTCTACATGAATTTTGTCACCAGGTTGTGGAAGGCCTACTATGGTTTGTGCTTCTTTTGCTAGTTGAAGTGCCACTAAGTCTTCTGATGATTTATTCTCTGATAAAGATAGTGCTTCAACCGTACCCGTTACATAAGAACGTGTATGTCTTTCAAGTTCACTTTCTTTTCTTGTTATTTCTCCTGCAATTTCTTGTCTGTCTTGTTTTAGTCCCCAATTTGGTATTGTTATACATCCTGTAAAAAGGAAAGATACCAATAGAACTACTGATATATTCATAATTTTTTTAACTTTCATTGTTTTTATATATATCCTGATTTATTCTTTTTTTAAAATTATTATATTCCGAGGTTAAAAGCATTTCTGATTTTTTTCTAAAATTATTTATCTTAAAATTCTTTTTATTGTGTTTTATTAGTGTACGATCCTCGCACACAATATTGTTTTCAAGAATATACTGTTGAACAGGTATTCCGTTTTCTTTCATGTAGTCACAACAATACATCATAAATGTGTCATCTGGTCCATATCCTACAAATGATTTTGGAATTCCTATATATTTTGCAAGTCTAGCAGAAATACAAGTAAACCACCCACCTGCCCATTTGAATTTAGGGCATTTTGTTATCCGTGAATCTCCGTGATTTGTTTTTAGTATTTTTTGAATATCTACATTTTCACACATACCAGTTGGGTTTTTTAAATATAATTGATTCACCAAGCAATCCCAAGTTGTGTCCCACAATCTTACAAGTTGAGGAGTAATAATGTAATTGAAGTTATCTCTTTTTATGGTTTCACTTGCACCGAGCATATTTGTGATTGTGTTGTCGTTGAAATGTAAATCCACATCCAAGAAAATCAAAGAATCATGTGGGGATGCTCTTTCTATACACTCTCTGCGGTGCTCGTTAACTCCAAAGTATTCATTTGTGATAGAAGATGTAATACCTACACTCCTATTGTTTGTTTTGTTGTATTCTTTCATTACATTGATAATATTATCATTGTTTTTTATTACACCATCGTTGATGTTTAAAATACTATCAATTTTAATATCACGGATGTTATTTAAATCGCACACATTAAGAATTTGATTTACCACTCGTCTGTAGTTATCAATTTCATGTGGGAATATGTGAATTATTATCGTATTCATTTGAATAAATTGTAAAACGCAAGTCTTAGAAAGTGCTCTTCTTTATCTGGATTTTTTTCATATTGCTTTAGTATTTTTGAGTAAAACATTTTAGGTTTTCGGTATACGCATTTACGTGGAACTGAAAAGCACGTTCCTGTATATTTGGTTGTATCTTCTGTATATATTTGATTTAGTGTTTGCTTATAATAGTTTCTTATTGTGTTATGATTTTTAATTTTAAGATGGGGGCTTATGTTCGTTTTTGATAAAACTCCATCGATAACACAAAAACTATTTGAATTTAAAATTGAAGACTTAGAAATCTTGCTTGCTATATTTTTTTGTTTCTCGTTGTTGGCAAATACTAAATAATTTGGTAGGGAATTGTAGTGTGTAACAATAAATGATAAAAAAATACCAAATGAACTATATGTTGGTTTGTGTGTGAATGAGTTTAAGCAAACATCAACACCACCGTCCACCAGTACGTTGCAAGAAATTCCAAAATTTTTGAGTGAGAACAATTCATTTTTGGTTCGTGCACCAACGAGTACAATATCACTATCTGTTATTTTGAATTTAGATAGACATTGCTTTGTTGTAAATTTTTCTAATGTTGTTATTTCTTTATTTATACTGAAGTTACAATTTACGTAGGAACTGTCTTTGTATATTTTTGTAACCTCTTCGTTATTTTTCTTTGAAAGTTTTTCGTCTTCTTTTCGGTTTATAAAATACTCTTTTAATTTTTGCTCTAGTGATTTATTTTTTATTAAATAAATTCCGTTATTAAGTTCAATATCTGTCGTTGGGGTGAACTCACATTGTTTTAATATTTTTTCTCGGTTGATGTATCTTCTGTTTACTTCGTTTCCGTGAAACATGACGTCTATGTCTAGATTTGCATAACCAACACCATTTTTAATTTTCTTGTTCCTCTTGCACCAGTTTATGAATTCTAGTTTAAAATCATAAGTGGTATTTTTAAAAAACCTATCACGTAATATTATGTCATGGGTTTCTTTGTAATAATAAAAACCAATTAGATTTAGTAAATCACCACCACCAACAACTGCTAAATCGAATAGCAGATTTTTTTCAAGAAAACTTCTGTGGTAACAACATCCATATCCAGGTTCTCCCTTTCTGTCTAGTAGTATTTGTGTATCATTCTTTTTATTACAATGTGTTAGTTTATATGCAGATGAGTTTTTTTCTTTATTTTCACTTTTTACATTTTCTTTTTTTGAATTGGAAAATATTTGAGCAACCCCATAAAATTCAGTTGCAAGTATTATATCCTTCCACCAATCTATTTTGTTAAACTTAATATCAGCATCAATCCACATTATATATTTGTAATTCTTCACCAATAATCTTTTTATTCCTACATTAAGAAGTTGCTCCTTCATCCAAAACACGGACTCGGTTTTAATTGATATGCAATTTTTTGTTAATTTGTTAACTCTGTATTTTGAGTTTTCGGTATACGACTCAACTACAAGTGGTTCTATATTTGTTGATCTTATTTCCGACAGAAATTTACTAAAATTTAAAAACTTACTTTTATAGTCACATGGATTAAAATAGCAACAAACTACTCCTATATCAGATTGCGGTGGGTTGTAATTTGTTAATTCTTTATATAACCTATTGCTATTTGTTTGGTCGTCTATGCTTTTTATGTGTCTTAAATAATAATCATCGGTATATTTTAACTGAATCCGTGATGTTGCTCCTACTATCTGTTCGTGTAGTTTTTTGTTCCATCTAAGTTTATTATTATTTTTATATATACGACCTTGATAATCTGGAAAGTTAATTGCATTGTTTTTATCTTTGTCAATTGACCACCCATAGTGTTTTGCCGTTTTTTCATCAATTCCGTCAAAATAGTTTAATCTAGGTATCCAAAATAAATCAGAATTATTTTTTAATATAATTGAGTGAACTTCTTTGATTAAGGTTTCTGATGGAAGTTCATCTGAATCTAAGTTGAATATATAATCTCCGTTGCATATAGAAAAGAAAATATTTTTATGAGAAGCAAAGTCATAAAGTAGTTTTCTGTAAATATATTTATCTACTTTAGTTTCAAGATACTCTTTAATTCGTTCACATTTACTGAAATCTGAAATTACTATTATTTCGTCTTTTTCTTTTTTGTGTATGTTGATGTAGTCTACTAATCCTATAAATGACTCGGTTTCCTCACTTACACATATAGCATAACTGATGCTAGGATTTGCTTGCGTCAAACTCATTTTCCGAATCCGCCCCCGGTTTGTCTACAAAGTTGCGTAGATCGTCTAACATTTCATAAAACGAATCTAAACTACCGAATCTATCTGTTATGAGTGTTTTAAATCTACTGTTATTTAAATTGTCAATATCAGACTTCAATATTTTATTTAGTAACATTTTGCTTTGTTTTATTTCAGTCAAACTTTCGGTTTTATTAATAATGGCAGATGGGTGTGTGTTGTTATCAAATAATTTTAACTTCTTCCAATCCAACATATATAATTTTGGTCTTCTGATTTCACTCATTTTATATGTCCGATAGCAATCATAACGAATTAAATTCTTTTTTACATAGTTCTGATAAAAAGAACGTGGTCTATCTATGAGTTCCGAAAACGGCCCTTTTAATTCAAGTTTTCTTTTTATTTGTGAAATTGTATCTTTTAGTATTACTCGTTTTAAAAAAGCATATAACTTACTCTCGGGAATAAATTCAAGTGAAACTCCGTGTAAAAGAGGAGTTCCACCTTTATTAAATTTCCCCAGCACCAAGACGAGTCTATTTACACGTCTTCTAGTTACTTCTGTTCGGTAACGAAATGATATAATATGACCAGGTTGTATTCTTGGTTTTGTTACTGAAACATCACCACCGATAAGTCTTTTTATATATTGGGCATAGAAACTCATATTAATATACTAATGTATATTATATATATGAATTTATTAACTCTTTATACCTATCTCCGATTGTTTTCTTGTTATGAGTAGTCTTGATTGAGTTTACTATACTTTCAACTTCAACTCTATACGATTCGTAGTTAGTCTGTACATCTTTCAACTTTTCTGAGAATTGTTCTATATCTACTTCAAATTTAGAATATTCTCCAACAGAATTATCACTTTCTGTTTTTTCTGTCTTACCCGAGACTTTAAATTTATCTGATGTTAGAAACTCATTTGCGGATGAAGTCTCAGACACGATAACAGGTTTATTGTTTATCAATGACTCGAATATACTCCTTTCAAAAAACTTTCCACGTGACATACTGATTGTGGTTTTTATCTTTGAGTGACGATATAACTCACGAACTTCGTGTGATGTAAAATGGCCATGTAACACATAAATACTTGGATTCTCTATATGTGAGTCTTTTAAAATCTCGGTAATATGTGATTGTATTTTATCGTAGTCGGTGCGACTATAATTAAGGTAGTTTGTACGCAACAACAATGCTGGTTTATTTTTAATGTTTTGTGTTGAATGTATAAAAGAACGTATTAGTGCGTTGATATTATTAACCTCATTGCTTGGACTTACCTTTAAGTTCCAATTACCATCAAATAAAAAACAATATTCTTCTTTGATACTCTCAATGTATTTTACCAATTCACCTGACTTATCATACGATGTAGGTTTGTGGGTATGAATACACCTTTCAATGACTTGTAGATCAGTTTCTGTTTTATCTGAAAGATAATCACTTGCATATTTTGATGGAACTATTATTTTATCCATCTTACTACACAACTCTGCTTCTGTTTTGGTAAAGAGTGTAGTTGATTGAGTAATAATTCCTATATTGTTTTTTCCTATTGTTTTAAAGTCTGATGGATTTCCCATTTTTACATAAAGATCAACATACTCAACTCGTGATGTGTGTAGTTTGCGCTTTAATATCTTTGTTATGCTTTCGTTTTCAAATACAAAGGAACATTGATTACCAGGTGTCGGTGTATCTATAAAAAATATATCATACTTTGAATCTAAGTTACAAATATAATCAGCAACTTCTCGTGCATAGTCACCATTTTCTGTTAAAGAAGTGATTGGTGAATCGTATATTAGTATTGGTTTCATGTTATTTTGCTAAATCTAAATCGTTCGGGTTGTTTATAGTTGTATATTAGTTCGTCAATTTGACTTGATATATTAGAACACATAGATTCTTCTGTAAAATTATTATCTCTCAAGAAGTCCAAATAAGAATCCATTTTAATATTTTTTCTTCTTTTATATAAAGTGTTTATAGATTTTCCAACCGACTTTGGGTCTACATAATCTGCATGAATATATGGAGTTTGTTGTGTTCCCCGTATACAAGTCACACTTGGTTCTACAACTTCTGTCCAATCTTCATTAATTTGATCCTTTAGACCACCTGTGTTATTTACGATGATTGGAGTTTTGGTAGCAACTGCTTCAAGTGTACTAAGTCCAAACCCCTCGTTGGATGCTATATTAATAACGCAACTTGATAGGTTGTACATATTATTTAAAATTGGTTCAAGTACCATTTCATCGGAAATCAATACAGGTAAATCTGAATATAAATCATCCAGGATTGAATTGATGTTTACTCCGTTAGGTGCAGTTGGGTTGGTGTGAATCAATAAAACAACATCTTCTTTATTCTTTTTACTTAATTTATTATAGAATTCATTGAATCCTGACATTAATATTGAAAGTTCTTTTCTTTGAATATTTGTTGCATTGCAAAACAAAACAAATTCGTAATCTTTACCTAAAAAGTCTTTTCTGTTTTGTGAAATCATTTTATCATCTTGTGGATAAAACTTTTTTGTATTGATTCCATGTGGTGTGTATTTTACACATGGGTGATCTGTAACTACATTAGTAACGCACTCATGTGTTAATTTACTAATACAACCTATTGCATCACAACTATTATATATACTTGATAAAAATTTAGGATATGGGGTGTTGTCCCACACATGGTAGTAATATATTGGACATAAACTTCGTACCTCGTGCTCTGCTTCAAATAACCAATTAAATCTATGAGGATCGGTCATTATCAAGATAGCAGATGCAGATTCTGTTCTAATTACACTTCGCAATAAGTCTAACGAACCATACTCGGATGTGCCATATAATTTAAAATATGCTTTAGGATTTTTTGTTGCTTTTGATACAGATTCTGAAATATCTATTACTTCACTTGAGTCTAGACCAGCTGCAATTTGAACAATGTCATACTTTTGTGAAAGTTCTAAGGATATAGCACGTAGAATATTACCGACACCTGTTGGTTGTCGTATATCATCTCCTATTATTACTATTTTTTTATTTTGCACACTTATATAGTATGCTTTTTATCACCAATGTCAATAATTAATACTTATTGTCATTATCAAAGATTTTTGCTTCGTCGAGTTTTTTTTCAAAGTCTCCATCTTTCAAATATTGCTCGATTGCACGATTAACCAATTTTTGTAAAGTCATAGGTGAGTCAATCGTCTTCAATTTAAATTTTGAGTAATTGTCGGACAAAACCTTAACGGTTGTTAACTTGTAATTTGCATCATTCATTTATCATAAATATTAGGGTAATTAAAAAAAAATCATATTTATTATAAAAATTAAAGTTCACTTCCCCACTTTGGTGGGTCTAGTGGACATTTGCTGGTAGATAATAATAATTTACCACTACTACACCCACATTTTAAACATCGTGCAATTTTTGTCTGTTTAATTTCTTGCCAGTGCTGACAACCTCTACATATGTTTAACCTTTTATTCCATTGCTCACTACTAACAACTGGTCGACCTGCTCGTTGCCACTCTACTAATGCTTTAGATAAATTATTTGCTAGATCAAAAAAACCAACTTTACCTTCTGATTGTGATGAACTTACATTATCTGTATTTGCATTATTACTTTCCGATGAAGTGTTTGATTCTTCGTCTTCGAGTTTTTTGTATCGTTTAAAAAATCTTCTGCCCATAATTCTTAATAATATTATTTAATCAAATATACTTATAGATATGGATAATAAAATTTTTAAAATTCCAAAAGACAATAATTCTCTTAAAAAAGATATTAAAAAACGAAAAGACGAATACATGAGACACGTTTATGAATGTTTTAAACAATTAAACGAAGAACAAATTCCCGAAAGACTTAATGTATTTTCTTTTAACGATACGAAACTTGAAGTAGTAATTAAAAAAGAAAGTTATGAAATTAACTTGAAAAATTTAATTAAATACTTTAGTGATATTGAAGAATATGAAATTTGTACTGTTTTAAATAGTAAGCTATATACATTAAATAAAAATAGTAATAATAAAGACTTATAAGTAATAAAGACAATAACTGTCATAACGTGGAGAAATAACGATGTCAAGGAAAAAAACCAAAACTGTAAACAAAAACCTATTAGCAAATGCCCATATAGAAGAGGAGATGCAAGATAATCAACTTACTCCACTTAGAAAGCTTAAAATTAAATTAAATAAAAAATTTACTGAAAAGCAAACTTTGTTAAATAAAATAGCATTAGATAATGATACAAAACTAATTTTCATAGATGGACCCGCCGGAACTGCAAAAACTTGGTTAAGTGTTTATTGTGGTCTCCAATTATTTCAGGAGCAGAAAATAGAAGAGATGATATATGTTAGAAGTGCTGTAGAAAGTTCTGATCAAAAACTTGGGTTTCTACCGGGAGCTCAAGATGATAAAATGGCTCCCTACTTAGAACCATTTAAAGATAAACTAGAGGAACTACTTAACCCAATTGACATAAAATATTTACAAGAAGAAGAACGAATATATGGTATACCTGTTGGATTTCTCCGAGGGGCAAGTTGGGAAAACAAATTTATCTTAGTAGATGAAGCACAAAATTTATCAGAAAAAGAGATGATTACCATAATGACACGTATAGGTGAAAACTGTAAAGTTTTTATCTGTGGAGACGCAATGCAGAGTGACATAGGCAACAGAAGTGGGTTTAATAACATACTCAACTTATTTGAAGATGAGGCCTCAAAAAATCACGGAATTCACACTTTTAAATTCACAGAAGAGGACATTGTTAGAAGTCAATTAGTAAAATTTATAATTACTAAGTTAAAAAGTTTATCAAAATAATATTTATATATCATAAAACAATATATGTATATGTATAGATTCACGGAATTTTAGTATTTCACATGGCCAACCAAAAGATAACAGACCTAAATAGATTAAATAATCTTGACTCAGATGACTTGTTTATAGTCGTCGACGCGGATTCCAAATCTAACTCAGCATCCCCAACGGGTGAAACGAAAGGTATATCAGCGGGATCACTTGCAGCTGAGTTGAATAAAATAGCAAACGGTGAAGTTGGTATTGATTTCAAAAACCTCAGAGATGTACCCGACTCATATTCAGAAAACAGGGGTGGTTACATTAAAATCAACAACGATGGAACTGGTATAGAATTCACCGATTCACCTGGTGCGTCTGAACAAGTGTTTCCTGGGTCGTTTTTAGAAAGTCATGTAAACGGAGAATTGCAATCATATAAAATAGGTGATATATTATATGTCAGTAGCAACAACAAATTTTCTAAAGCAGGATGTACAAGTTTAGATACTGCGGAAGCAATCGGTGTAATTAGAAAAATTAAATACACCAAAGATTCTACTAATAGTAATAAAATAATTGAAAAAATTAGTGTAGTATTCAACGGATACATTGAGTTCGAATGGGATACCTCAGTCATAGGTGGTCCTGTTTCAATAGAAAAAAGACCTATTGATCCAGATGACAACGCAATCACTCGTGTATATGACAATCAATTATTAATACCAGGTAAAACATATTTTCTAGGTACAGGTGGATCACTTATGGATATTGATCCTGCGGAAATTGTTAGTTTAGATACAACAATATCCAAACCAATGGTAGTTGCTACATCAAAAACCACAGGTATTTTAATGAACTATCGTGGCTTAGTATGTTCTTCTGATGAGCAGTCTAATAAGTTTGTTATATATGAACCATCTGCGTGTAATAGTATTAAAACAGGGGATGTTCTAAGAATTAAAAGAAGTAGTGTAAGAACATCGGTTGATAACTTTTTAATAAGATCAGAATATGATAAAGATGAATTATCTGAAGACGTACTTCCTAGTTTTCTAGGTCGTGAAAGTGGAACAACAAATTATGCTTTATGTAACTCAGCATCGCAGAATAAAACTACAACAACCCAAAATAATAATAATCCACCCGTTGAAGATGATAACTACGGGTGTGATATGTTGGGTGTTGTAATTAATTCAACGAGTGACTTTTTTGAAATACAAACAAGTGGAATGGTTCAGTTTGATCCACCCGAGTTTCAGTCTTCCGAAATTATTACTTTACCAAGTGGTGACACACAGGCCGTGAACAAAGATATCACATCAGGATTATTCAAAACAGGATACACTTATTATGTTGAATCGTTTCCAATCAACAATGATCAACTGGCTGCAACAAATCAAACAACGGAACTTAGAAATTGTATATACGATTATGCTCCTGAAGAATTAAGTGAATTTTATAATCTCAAAGAAGACGAAAAGTTATCAGTTCTTGGTGAAAAACTTAAATCTGTGTGCGATGGAACTTCTCCATTTAGAAATACAACAATAATTGATCCATTTGTGCGAGATCATACATCCGGTAAAGTATTATCATATTCAAAACCTGCATTTTATGCAGTTTCTCCTAATAAAATTTTAATATTAAATCAACCACCGTATCCAAATCCAAAAGACAGGTGTAATGCAGTTGATCCCACGACATGGACTCCTTGTGCATACGAAAGTCGTGAAACTCAAAATTACACCATCAACAGGACACGTGAGTTCACAGGACAAACTGAACTTGAAAAGTTTTCAAGTGATTTTCTGAAAGTAGCATGGCCTGATGCAGGAACTAATGATAGAAGTGTAATTACATTTATTATAGAATACACACAGGATAACAAAGCAGTTACTAAATTTGAATCACACGAACTTGTGCGACTTGATTCGGTTGATGGATCAAACTGGAACTATGTAAGGAAATTATCATAATGGGATCATTATACGATATCGGAAACTTTAGATATAAGCACTTTACATTCTTTTCATGTAAAACAAGTGAAGACGATAAAACGTGTGACGCCGCACCACCCAACTCAGTAGATAAAAACGGAGACACCATTGATGAGGTTATAGAATTTCTTGATCGTGTATGGCCACACAAAGGTATTTTTATTGGGGACAGCTCTGAAGGTGATTATAGTTTCGTAACATATGTGCATCAAAATACACAGAAAATTGAAGTAAAACAAATTTATGTATACAAACGTGTTCGTGCAATAAATGTATCTGAAAGTACCGCATCAGCAACTAAGTATGTATTAGTATGGGAACGTGTAATGGACCCAGTTAAGTCACTTAAACCAGGAATTACACAGAATATTTAAGGAAAGAAAAGGTTATGTCAAACTCAGCATTCAATATGTCAAAGTGTGGTTCAAGTGGAGGACGAGGTGGTGCTTGTAATCCAAGTGGTTGGGCCAAAATACAAGACAAAGGTGGAAACGATTTAACAATCGTATCAGATGATAAATTACGATCAGCACTTAGAGAAATCCACACCGAATATTATGGAGATAATAAAGAAGTAGGCGGTTTGAGTGCGGTTAAAGATCACGTTGACCTTGTGTACGATTGCCCCAAAGTAGGTGATGCGATCTTTTACAATCCTGATAAAAAGGGGTGGGACTTGGCATCGGCAGAACTAGATAACTCAAACTACTTTGACACAGAAAGATTAATTGAATCACTTGCAGTTGTAGAGAAAGTGTTAGTTGAATGTAAGCAAGGGGACACAAGTTCCACAAACCAAAGACATCCAGCACGCGTTGTGTTTTTTGGAAAAATAACATTTTCAAGCGAAACCACCAAACTACAACCTGGGATCGTATATTACCTGGCAGATACAATTGCTTTATTAAACGAAGCACAAGAAACAAGCAAACAATCCGCAACGGGTGGTTTAGTTGACACAGGAACCTGGAAACGAGTTGGGTCAAACGTAGTACATTCTAATTATGAACCAACTATAAGTAAACCTGTTTTCGTTGCAACAGGTGAGCACACCGCAATTGTAACAAATTACAGACCCCTAACAGGATCACCAACGGGAGGTCGTGAACTTTCCGAAGAATATAAAATCAAAGTTGACCCACATCTATATACAGAATCGGGTACCGGTAAGATATTGTACACAGGATGGAAAATCAAGGTGGAAAACACAGGTACCGTTACAAGTAGAAATAATCTTGTTGTGGAAATTGCATACAATAAACTTGAAGGTACTCAAGAAAGAAGAGAGTATTCTGATAAAAATGTTCAACTTCCAACACTCATGGGTTCTGAAATTTATGTTTATCATGTGGATATTGGTGTATTGCACAATGAAGCAGAAGCAAATGTAAAAGATGATGATACAATTGTCTCTCACAAAACCGTTGATTTCATTCCAAATCAATTTCTCGAAAACACGGGTATCGGTGAAGTTACTGTAAAACTGAAAGTGATGACACAATCAACTGCAAATATTGACTTCAACGATAGATACAATTCACCCGAAGTTCTGCTTGCTAATCAAGATGAAATGAAAAAGAGTAGAATTGTACCAACCCTTTCGTGGACAGGTAGTTGTGCTGACAATCTTCAAAACGAAAACGACATATACGTAAAAGGAAGTACTGTCCTTCCTGCTAACAATGTTAAATACGAAGAAGGTTCTGTATTTGAAATTAAATTGGCAGACTCCCAAATACCGGGAGTTGGAACAGATAATGTATATAAATTTAAAGTACCAATGCCATATAACATTGGATTTAAAATTGACGCACTCGTTGAAAGTAATGATGGTCAATACACAAATGATAGTGAATGGTCACCTGTAACTGGAACATTTAAACTCTCACTTCCAAGCAAGGAAATGATAGAAATAATTCCAGTTACATCGGGTGGACAAACCGTAGTGGAGAAAACACTAAGAATTTCAGCTGTAACCCTAGACGGAAAATCACTACCATCTACACACTGGGCAAATGAATACTCGGTTGAACTTTTAAAGAACAACAGAGTTGCTTGTCTGTCTAATTCATGTTGTATAGATGAATATGAACAATTTATACCAGAAAATTCTGCAAGTATATCAAAGAACATCACCCCAATTCTTACAAACGGTGACTCAGCACTTATTAACAATAAGAACGGAGCAAGATTTTATAGTAAATCGGTTAATGCTCAGTCATGGCAAGGTTCAAAATCAAGACTTGCTATATCGTGGAAGAACTTCAGAGAAAACACTGTATTCTGTTACCCACCAGTTGACACCGGAGATGAGGCTGCGTTTATGACAATATATGCTGACGAGGCACGTGTAATTGAGTCTATTGAGAATCACGAGAAGACAGACAACGAGTCGGCATTCTACGACCCAAGATACACACTCATGGAAATTGGTGCACAAAATACATTAAATGGACAACTTGTAAGAGTTACTGTAAATTCCGGATCGAAAGTAGCAAACGCACCTGAAACTTGTTATGTATTCAAGTTCAAAGGTAGTTTACTTGGTACACACTTTACAATCAAGGAACTTAAACACCTTGACACATCCTTTTCGGGACGAACAATAGTTAAAAAGTCGTAAATGGATATAGGGATTATAATTCCCATATATAACTTATGCGAATACAGACAACGAAGTCTCGCATTCAATTTACACCATTTGTCTAATTCTAAATTATACAGAAATGTAGTTATAGTTGAACAACACAGTCCATCAACCAATTCCTACGACATAATCCAAAGATTTCCAGGTATAGAACACAAGATTTTTCATATAGAATCTGATGTATTTAATAAGTCTGTATTATTAAATCGTTATATAAACGATTGTACCTTTTCATATATATGGATGTTAGATGTAGATGTTTATTTAGATGTAGATTATGTAACATCTCAAGTACCAAGTAATTCACATTTGATTAGACCTTATGAATTTATTCAAAATTTAAATGAAAAAGAATCCGATCATTTGCTAAAAACAACATACATAAAATTTGATGAAGTCCGAAGGGAAGTAAACAATGCGTTTGGTAAATATAGTTTCATAATCAACACAGATTTAATTAAAAGTATAGGTGGGTATGATGAAGCATACGAAGGGTGGGGATTTCAAGACCTAGACTTAATGAGCAGATTGCCCAAAGACATAGTGCACGGATACACTAAAAATATTGCATTTCATTTATACCACCCAACTGCTTCAAGAAAAAAATATAATAAAAACAAAGAATTATTTAACAAAAAAGGAAACTTTAAAAAACTTGTCCCTAGAAAAAAGAAAATACTTGATAAAAATAAAAATATATAATATAATTTTATATTATGAAAAAATATACCGAATCACAACTAGAAGACAACTACAAGCAATACTTAAAATTTATAGACGACACCTTTACTGGTGAACGTAAAGAAAAAATGCTCCATATGTTTGGAACAGATGACGGATGTTTGGGACTACGTGCTTTAATATCTCCTGCGAGTAGCATTGATCGTTTTCACAATGCTTATGACGGAGGATACATTGACCATGTACTCGGTGTATGTAAAACCGTTCGTGGAGTTAAGGTACTCTTACAAAGCATTGGGGCAAATGTTGATTTTACAGATGACGAAATGATGTTCTCTGCGTTTCACCACGATCTAGGAAAACTTGGTTCACTTGACGGAGAACAATATGTTCACAACGAAAGTGAGTGGCATAGAAAAAATCAAGGAAAACTATACAATATAAACCCAGATATACATTGGATGTCTGTTACGGATAGAAGTGTTTGGTTGCTACAACACTTTGATATTAAAATTACCGAGAAAGAATTTTTAGCAATTAAACTTTCAGACGGAATGTACGATGAAGCAAACCCACAATACCTTAAAGCATTTTCAAAGGAGGTTGGACTTAAAACAGAATTACCACGAGTGATTCATTGGGCTGACCACATGACCTGCCTTGCAGAAAAATCAAATATGGAAGACATAATGAAGTTTGATCCTTGAAAAATGAAAATATAATAATATTTATCATTAGAATAATGCTCATCTGAGGTTATTCAACAAATGCTCAAAACGAGATTTGTAACTCAAAAAAGAAAAGTAAAATGAAAAAGTATCAATATAAGTCCAATGGAACAGGACTAAATAAACACGTTCCAAATATGCGAGACGAATTCTTAACTCCATTTGATTCTCTGTTTGACAAAATGGTAAATCAAGCATTTCCAAATTTTGGTCAAGAATTTGGAGTTAATTTTTTTGGGAATAGTTCTTACCCACGAGTAAATGTAGCAGACCTAAGAGACGAAGTCTTGATAGAAGCAGAAATCGCAGGTCTAGGAAAAGATGATGTGTCTGTTGAATACGAAGATGGAATGCTTACCATTTCTGGAGAAAAAAAACCAGAATTAGAAAATCCTGAAATTAGGTATGTATACAAGGAACTAAAACGTTCATCTTTCAAACGTTCATTTAAAGTAGACGAGTCTACATTGAATGTAGAAAAAATATCTGCTAAGTTTGATAACGGTATACTAAATGTTAGAATTCCTAAGAAAGAGGTAGTTGAAACTAAAGCAAAAAAAGTAAAAATTTTGTAAAAAAACATTAAAAACCCATTATAATTTGAGGAGGTAAAGAAATTTACCTCCTTTTTTTATAATTATATTATATTTATATTTGCTAGGGTTTGGAGAATATTTTAAAGAAAGCATATATATTATTATGAAGTTATTTACTGCTATAATCGGAGGACTTGCACTTGCAGTAGCAGGTACAGCTGCGTTCTTTTCCGTTAGAGGTATTGGGTTATTATTTGCAGGTGCAGCCATTGCAGCCATGGTTATGGCAGGAGTCCTTGAGGCAGGGAAACTTGCAATGACTTCTTTTTTGTATCGTTATTGGGAAAGAATTCCAAGAATGTTAAAATGGTATTGCACACTTGCAGTTGTAGTTTTGATTGGAATTACCTCATTGGGTATTTATGGATTTTTAAGTGATGCATACGATGACACACGATCAAGAGTTGAAATGCACGAAAATAACATAGAAACACTTAATAAAGAAATAGTAGTTATTGAAACCGAAATTGAAACACTTAAAAACACAGATGTAACGGTAGAAGATAAAAAGACTGAAACGATTGCAGGTTTTCAAAAAATTTATGATGATTTTGTAGCAGACGGAAGAAAAAGACAAGAAGCACTTGCCAATAGAAACAAAACCGACACAGAATCAAGGGTACTGCGTAGACAACAACTAATGAATCGCCTTGCAGTATTAGATAAATCAAAAAGTGAATTGGAATCTAAACCGGGTGGGTTGTTTAGTAACAACAAAAAGAAAATAGAAGAATTAAGGATAGCACAACAACCTGAAAGAGATTCTATTGCAAAATCACTATTAGCAATAACAGAAGAAGAAACTTCCGCAACAAAATCATATAACGATGCTCTTACAAAGATTGATGATCAAATTTCAAGTGAATACGATAAATTTGTGGAAAAAGTAAATGGTCTTCGTGATACAACAAACGATTTAGATAATGTAACTATCATAGAAGACAAGTATGATAAAATAAAAGAAAACCAAGCAGAGATATTAAAAGAAAAAGAAGGAATCCGTGCAACTGATATCGGTAGTTTTCGTTTTATTGCCGAATCATTTGGAATGCCAGTAGACCAAGTTGTAAAGTGGTTTATTATTGTAATTGTTTTGGTTTTTGATCCAGTTGCAGTTGCACTTGTACTTGCATATAATATCATGGTAGGTGGAAAACTGACTCGTAACGAAGAGTTACCGAAAAAAAAAATTGGGTAGATAACCTACCATTTGCCGAAAATTTCCAAGAAGACGGAGATTTTATAGAAGATACCCCAACCCCAACACCAACTCCAAGTCCAGTTGTTTTAGTACCAACTCCTACTCCAACACCAACTCCGACGCCGACTCCAACTCCGTATCCAACTCCTACTGAAACACCAAATCCGACTCCAACTCCGTCTCCAACTCCTACTGAAACACCCACCCAAACACCAACACCGTCTCCAACTCCTACTCCTACTGAAACACCAACTCCTACTCCAACACCGTCTCCAACTCCTACTCCTACTGAAACACCAACTCAAACACCAACTCCTACTCCAACGCCGTCTCCAACTCCTACTCCAACGCCGTCTCCAACTCCTACTCCAACGCCGTCTCCCACTGAAACACCTGCCCCAACTCCATCCCCAAATAAACCTAAATTCGTAAGACCAACACCAGTACCAAATCGTCAAAATTTTAATGAAAATGTAATATCAACTCCAATGTACAATACAGAAGAACCTGAATCAAAAGGACCTTACTATGTTCCTTGGAAAAAAACATCTATGGATTTTTACAATAAAATAAAAGAATCAGACAACGATTCTCATTACGCAAACACACGATACAAGTCTTTAAACGGGTATATAACAGGAAGTACAATTGGAAATGTTCCTGTAAAAGACACGAAATCTGAGGAAAAGAAAGATGATAATAGTGCAAATACTGAAGATAATAAATAATTTAGTTGACAATTATACTATTAACTGAGATATTTAGTCGGATGAATATTGTTCTAAGTCCTTTAATAGTAGCAACTATCGCACTGATTGGTTTTATAATTATACTATTGTATATAATATATAATTTATATAAAAAAAATACCATATATGAGAACTGGACAGAGAATACGGTTGACAAGATAAATAATCTACAATCTGATATTAAAAACATAGACGACCGTGGCATTTTTGAAAAAGATGATGAAGTTGGGTCTATATTCGAAGAAATATCTAATTTGATAAAAGATTTTGATCATGATGTAAAATCAAATAACAAGGAACTATGAGTGGAAACTGGTAAACGTAAACGAAAAAAGAAATCCAAAATATATTTTGGAAAAGATGCTGAAAACGCAATTATTAAATATAATCAAACTGAATGTGAGGTTGAACGGAATAAAATTTACAACGAGGGTATCTCGTATCCATTCGATAAACTTGCAGAAAATATATTAAATACATTTAAATTTTCATATTTTCAATGCAGTCACATCGAAGTTCAACAAGAGGTAGTCAGCAATCTTGTCAGTAATATCCACAAATATAAACCTGATAACGGAAAGGCCTTTTCATATTTTAGTATAATTGCTAAAAACTTTTTGATTCTATATAACAACGGAAATTACAGAAAATTCAAAAAACACGTAAGTGTAGATGATGACGAAACAACAAATGTTGACTTGGAATTGAGTTCTGTACCAACAAACCCCACCAATAAAAAAGAAATAACAGAGTTTTTTGGTCTAATGATTGATTTTTGGGATAATCATATAGAAAAGATATTTAAGAAAAAGAACGAACTCCAAATTGCGTATGCAGTTCTTGAGATATTCAGAAACTCAGATAGAATTGAAAACTTTAATAAAAAAGCACTGTATCTTTACATAAGAGAAATGACTAATTGTAAAACTCAAAATATTACAAAGGTTGTAAATAAAATGAAAGATATGCAAAAAAAGATACAAGTTGAATATAAAGAAACTGGATATGTAAAAAACGATTAGTAGGAAATAATATAAAAAATATGTATATTCATATTTATATTTATGGATACTGATAAAGAAATTTTTGACGGAAAAACATTTGCATCACTTGCAAAGGACATTTATTTTAATTCAACTCGTAAATCCGCACAAATAGATCAGTTAATCAAGGATTTAAGAACCATGATTAAAGATGCAGGTAGTGCAACGGTAATTGCACCGATGATAAAAGACTATATTGATGTATCTGTAAAGAATGACGATCAACTTGTTAAGTTGTCCGCAGTTTTACAAAGATTTCTAGGTGGTTCTTCGTCATCTGAAGATGAAGGAGTTGGTTCGGGACTTACTGATAGTGAGAAAGAAGAACTTTTGAAAAGTGTAAAAAAAGAGGTGGGTGAGATAACTAAGATTGATACATCCTTAGACACCGATATTACAAAAATCAAGAAAGAGTCCGATTCACTATAATGGCACACACCCAAACAAAACTAAATTCAAAGATTCAGAATCTAGAGAAAAAACAAGTATCTACGGTTCGTGGAGCTGAGTTATCGGGATCAGATTCATCTTTTTTTTATGAACTGGAGGCCGCAATAGTAATTGATGTAATACGAGACGAAACACATCCAATATTTTCATCATTAAATCCAGAAGTACCTGTTGTTGAACGTTCAACTTGGCCGGATACATACAACGACCCCAAGATAAAAGATTATTCATGGATAGGTCGTGTAAGAGTCAGACTTATTAATAGTCAACAAACCACACCTGTAAGCAAACTTGACTGGGTTACTCCACTTGAAAGTGGTGTTTATGAATATCCCCTTGTAAACGAAATAGTAATTGTTTCAACATACATGGGCAGACAATATTACACACGACGATTGAACTCAAGAAATTTTATTAATAATTGTGCTGATTTTGCACACGAACATAGATACGGTGGACCTGGTGGTATAAATGAAACAAAAAGTCCTGGATCATTAAAAGGTGCAAGAAATTTATCTGATTTATGGCCAGCAACAAATAGATATGCTGATCCTGTTGGTAAAACATATTTGGGAAAATACTTTAAAGCAAACAATAAAATAAGACCACTTCGTCACTTCGAGGGTGATACCATAATACAAAGTAGATTTGGAAGTAGTGTAAGATTTGGTGCTTATGAAAACAATCCATCTGTTGATGTGGGAACTGCAAATGGATACGGAGAATCATATGCAGATAATTTAGGCAACCCAATGATTCTAATAAGAAACCGACAAAAAGTCACAAAGAAAGACGAAAAGTGGTTTCAATATAATATTTTAGAAGATGTAAATGAAGACGGTAGTTCTATACAAATAACTTCAGGACGAACTGTTTCAAAGTTTGTTCCAACACTTACACACAAATATGACAATGTTCCATACAGAAGACGTGGGTGTGTTCACAAAACATACAACGGTATGGACGGAATCGCAAATAGCAACATAGGAAAACGTAGAGATATAATAGATACACGTTTTAGAAACTAAGATGGCAAGTAAAGATTCAAATTGTAAGGCCTGTGAAAAGAACTCCGGGAGTTCATCGCAATCTCAAATTGCTGGATTTGCATCAAACAATAACATGACAGGTGCACTTACCGCATCATTCGGAATGGCAGTTGACGGTGGAACTGCGGGAAAACTTGGTTCTCACTTTGGAGGAAAGTCTTCGGGTGACTTAATGAAGTTCATAGAAACACCTGGGAGCAATAAACAAAAAAGAGGAATGTCATCTGGACAAAAAAGCAAACACCTCATAAACTCTGTGGGACTTGGTAACTTTGGATTAAACTCTACACTAGAAAAGGGTATAATCGGATCTGTGGGGTCTGCTCGTGGTAACTCTTCATCGTTTTTAAAAGGAGACGCAACGGGTGCCTCAATGATAGCTGCATCTGCATTGGGTGTGGATATACCAAACGCAGATATGTTAGGAATAGGACCAAACGACACCCCAATGTTTAAATTATTCAAACTTGCCGGTTTTGGACTAAAGATGTTGTGTGGTCAATTAAAGGGAAAACAAAAAGGGGGTCCTGGGGGTTACACATCCGACACAGAATCCGCACTGGGTTTACTTCTATCCATTGGAATTAATTTAGATTTATTATTTAGACTAAAAGCAATCTTCGATAAATTGATGAACTTAAAACCAAACTTTGGAATGTTTGGAATTCAAGATTTAAACATTGCAGATGGATTATTTAATTTATGTGATTGGGTTGAAAATATGGAATACGGTTCGGATACAGTTGATAGTTTCCGAAAAACTTTTTCTAATATGATGACCAACAAGGGTTTGACTGAAGCAGTAGGAAAAAATCTAATTTCAAACGGAACATACGACACATACGCCGCAAATGATTTTGGGTTTGATCAACAATTCAAATCAATTGCAGGTGATATTGATATGTTAAAATGCGATGCTTGTAACTTTGGTAAAACCGACATACAACTATCTCAAGGAAATGAAGCAATTGCTCAATTAGAATTTGATCCAAGAACAGGATTAAATAGAGACAAGGGATACAATATAACACCAACCGAGGAACTTGGAAAAACAATGAACACGGGTGGTGGTTCATCAAATGATGTAACGGGTTCCATAAGTGCCTCCGCATCAGGGGGGGTTCAGTCATCAATTAGTAAAACAGGTATAACAGGACCAACTGGAAGTGCGGGTGTTTCTGGATCAACAGGATCGTCTATTAAAGGAAGAAGTACGACTAATATAACAGAAAAATCAGCAAGTCGTGGATACGATGGGTTTACGGGTTCTACTGAAAATCAATCTAACAACCAAGATGTATCAAATTTAAATAAATCATTGGGTGGTGGTAACACCGCATCTCAAACAAAATCTGGTATAAGTTATACATCAATTAATCCTTCAATTGAATTTGTTGATGATAAAAAAACGCAGAAAACTTTAAGTGATCAACAATCTCAACAAACTACGTCAACTGATAATATTAAAAAAGAAATTTCGGTTGAGGAAACTAAATACTCACAAAAATCAATTTCAACCCAGATTGGTGAATCTAATCAAAAAACAAAACCAACACAATCTTCGGAAAATAAAACGGATTCAAACAAACCAAAATCAATCAAAGAACAACTCGGTGAAGATTCTGATGAAGATGAAGAGGAAAGAATATCCACTTCAATAGATGAAACAAAAGTAAAATCAGACTCAAGTAAAATTGATAAAAGTTCAAATAAAACTTCATCGCAAAATGAAGACGAACTGGAGAGGGAAATTAAACAAGATAAAACAAGGTCACACCAAGTCAGAAAAGAAGAAAAAGAAACAGATGCAAGTGACGAAGATAAAAGTGATCCAAAAAACGCAAAGAAAAATGCCGGAGTAACTTATGAATCAGAAAACAAAAGTGTAGTATATGATACATACACAGATGATAGTGGTGACATCAAAGAAGATAAATATGAGAAAAAAGATGGAGATAAAAACTTTAAGAAAACTGAAAGCAAAACAATACAGAAAAAACCAGCAGGTGGTCCTCCTGCCGATGCAGATGCCGATGAAGTAACCTCGTTTCACACGGGAGAAACAATTAAACGAGAAGAACTCAAAGGAACCGTTTTGGAAAATGCAGACATGAATGCGGTTGGTTTGATACACCCAAACGATTTAAAAAATCTAAAAGACACAGAGAAAGTGCAAAAAACTCTAGCAGATGCGGAAAAGGTGTATGATAAAACATTTGCAACTGAAATTGAAAAAACAGAAAATCTGGTTTTATCGGAACAATCTGACGGAATTATATTCGGTGCTCAACTTCCAACACTAAACGGAAACCAAATAGTGATAAACTCAGAACGAGTTTTAATTTCCGCAAAAACACAAGAGTGTGGTATCTTTTCTAAAAGAAAGTTTTTTGTATCAACGGATGATGAAATTACAATGAATGCAAAGCAACGAATTGTTTTGAAAACTGATATGCACACATCAATAGAATCACCAACAATTCACTTGGGTGTTTATACAACAAGAAACCACCCGTCACTTAAAGGTGATTGCACAGTTTGGTGGTTGCAAGATTTGTGCGATTGGTTAGCAGGTCATACACATAGTGACCCGTGGGTGACCACAGGAACACCAACTCAACAAGGTTCGCTGGCAGCTTTAAGAGCAAGAGCACCAACTTTATTGAGTGAACGAATATTTATATCTGGATAGAAAGGTTACAAAAATGAAAAAAAACGATCTAATAAAATTAATAAGAAGTGCAGTAAGAGCAGAACTCAACGAGTGCTTACCAAAAATGTTATCTGAAATAGTAGGCACACAAGCACCTGCCAAGAAAACTAAAGATGACCCACTTGAACTCACAAAAAGTGTTTTAAAGAATGTACAAACTGAAGAAGTTAAAGCAACTAAACCACAAAAAATCTTCAGTAAAAACGAAGCACTAAATCGTGTTTTAAATGAAACGGTGGGTGGGATACCAGCAGAGGGTTCTAAGGTTGGAAACGGAAATGGCATGACTGACCTGCAAGGAAACCAAGTAGATGTAAATGAACTACCTGATCATTTATCCAATGCATTAACTAGAAATTATAGTGATGTATTAAAACTGGTTGATAAAAAACGAGGTAAAGTTTAATGAATAGTGATGTTCCATTGGGTATTAAAATTCCTTATGCAAGAGGTCAACGGGGTTTCTTTGATCAAACTTATTCTGATATAGAAAGAGCACACACTAATTTAAAAATGTTGCTAATGACTGCAAAGGGAGAAAGACCAATGATGCCAACATACGGAAGTGATTTAAGAAGTTTGTTGTTTAATCCTGCGGAAACTGAATATGATGAACTTTTAAAAGAAGCAGTATATGATGCAACCGAAAAGTGGATGCCAGAGGTAGTTATAAGAGATGTAGATGTGGAACGGGACTTATCCAGTGCACCAAACACCGCAATTCTTAAAATTAAATTTTCAATAAACTCAATACCAGACTCATACGAAATAATGGAACTAGAGGTAGCATAATGGCAAGTGAACTATACAAATCAGCATCGGCTGGAAAAAAAGATATTAAGTATACAGGAAAGGATTTTAATTCTTTTAGAAAAAACTTAGTTGAATATGCAAAATCATACTATTCTTCTAGTTATCGTGATTTTAGTGAAAATTCTACTGGTATGATGTTCATAGAACTTGCTAGTTATGTCGGTGATGTTTTATCTTATTATATTGACCATCAATTCAAGGAAGGTTTTTTACAATATGCGTCCGAGAGAAAAAACATTATAAGTTTAGCAAATTATTTAGGATACAAAATAAGAACATCTGTATCAGCAACAACAGAATTAGAAGTGTTTCAACTCGTTCCTTCTAAAATAGGGTTTAGTGGAAAAATGGAACCTGATTTTAGATATGCTCTAAATATTCAAGAGGGAATGGAAATTTCCTCAAGTGATGGAACTTCCCCATCATTTAGAACATTAAGTCAAATAAACTTTAACGAAGATAAAAAAGACTCAATGCGTGAGGTAAGTGTATATGAACGAGATTCAATTGGCCAACCGACCTTTTATTTATTAAAGAAACGATGCTTGGCAAGTGCTGGAACTCTGATGACAAAAACAATAAGTGTAGGTGAACCAACTGAGTTTTTTGAAGTATTACTATCCGAAACAAATGTAATAGAAATTCTTTCAGTGGAAGATTCTACCGGAAACAAATATTATGAAGTTCCATATTTGGCACAAGATACAATTCCGATAGAAGAATCGAATGATTACAAAAATAACCCTTTGTATGCAAAATATTCCGACTCCATTCCTTATATCCTCAAATACATAAAAACTTCAAGAAGATTTACAACAATAGTAAATTCTGATAATACAACTACTTTAGAGTTTGGTGCTGGTAGTGATAAATTTGACGATGAAATTATAATTCCAAATTTAAATAATTTAGGTAAAACTGTGAATTCTGCAAAAAGTTTAGAACGTGGAATTGATCCTAGTAATTTCCTTAAATCAAATAGTTATGGAACTGCACCTGCGAATACAAGATTGACTATTAAGTATTACATTGGTGGTGGGGTTTCCTCTAATGTAGGAGCAAATACTCTTAATACAATTCAAAGTATAAAGTTTCAAGAAACAACAGAATATTTAGATCTATCTGAACAAGCATCGGTTGACACAATTAAATCAAGTGTACAAGTAAACAACCCACTTCCTGCAACCGGAGGAAAGTCGGCCGAGACTGATGAAGAAATACGACAAAATGGTTTAGCATCATTTTCCTCACAGCATCGTGCGGTTACACGAGATGATTATGTAATTCGTGCTATGTCCATGCCACCAAAGTTTGGAAGCATCGCAAAAGCATATGTTTCCAAAGACGGAATATTAGATACAAAGAGTCAAACAAACATATTCAAGGACGCATTTAATGACGAAGTAAAGGTATCACCCAATGGAATGAACATTGTTTATGGAGAATTAAACAATCCACTTGCAATAAATCTTTATGTTTTGTCATATAATAAAAACAATCATCTAATAAGACCCAACGAACTAATTTTAAAAAATTTAAAAACTTATTTAGGTAAATATAGAATATTGACAGATGGAATTAATATAACAAATGCGTTTATAATAAATTTCGGAATAAACTTTGAAGTATCTGTTTTTGAGAATTTTAATAAAAAAGAAATTTTAATAAATTGTATTAACGAATTATCAGATATGTTTACAACTGACAAAGTTTCAATAATGCAACCAATAGAAATGGGTGAGATAGAACTAAAACTATCTAAAGTGTCTGGAGTTAGATCGGTACTAGATGTACAAGTAAAAAACCTTACAACAGAAGATGGAGATTACTCCGAAAATGAATATGATATAGAAGCAGCCACCGTTGGTAAAACCATATATCCATCAATGGACCCTTCTATATTTGAATTAAAATTTCCAGAAAAGGATATAGTTGGAAGGATAATGTAATGATAAAATTTATTTACCCAGTCGCAAATTGCACAATGTATAGTAACTACGAAATATTAAATACAGGTGCAGACGAAATTATTGAAATTTCATCCGAGTTCACCCCGAGTTCAGGACCTATGGTAGCAAGAACTTTGATAAAATTTTCTGATGAAGATATTTTTACAAACTATAAAGAAACAAATTCATATATTCTTAATTTAAAGGTTGTAAAAAGTATAGAACTATCAGAAACATCAGAACTAGAAATATTTCCTGTAACACAAGAATGGGATGCCGGTGTTGGTAGATTTGCTGACAAGGAAACAACTTATCCTGGTGCATCTTGGTTATACAGAAATGAAAAAAATGAACCTTGGGATGGTGGTCAAAATCAAGCCGAGTTTGATCAAGGTGGTGGTTCTTGGTTCTATAAATACTATGACACAGAACTTGAAATAGAGTCTGAATTAAACATGACATACTCTTTCAATAAAGTATCATCTGATGTAAAGGTTAATATCACTAAACTTGTAGATTTTTGGAATGCAAATGCAATTGAAAATAATGGAATGTTATTAAAATTTAAAGATGACAAGAGTAAAAGAAACGGAAATGTTAAATTTTTCTCACAAAATACAAACACAATATATCGTCCTTACATAGAGATTGGAGTTGATGACTATAAGTTTAGTCCTTTTGTATATAAAACAAAAAATGTGTCGGGTTCTTCGAACACAGGATCACTAGAAACAGGATCACTAGAAACAGGATCACTAGAAACAGGATCACTAGAAACAGGATCACTAGAAACAGGATCACTAGAATCTAGTTCATTGGACTCTGGTTCTGTAAAAATAAAATCACTACCAACTGATATAGAAGAAGTGGAAACCAATGACATAAATGTATTTGTAGAAAATGTAAATGAAACTTATTCTAAATCTGATATACATAAAATAGTGGTGGGTGTCCGTGAAAAGTATCCAAAGAAAAAATTTACAAACAGAATGAGGTACACAAGTAAAAATATAACTACAAAAAACATTTCTTTTTCAGTATTAGATGCTGAAACGCAAGAAGTAATTATAGATCACTCTGAATATACAAAAATTTCATGCGACAAAAACGGACATTATTTTAAATTTAATTTTGATTGCTTATCAAGAGGTCGTATGTATAAGTTTGTTTTACAACTAAATGATGAGGGATTTAGAGTAAAATATGATGACACTAGAACATTTATGGTAATAAGTTAATATGAGTGACGCAAGAAACATACCAGAGTATTTAAAAAACGAAGAATTTAATCAAGAAGAATTGATTAGAGTGTTTAAAGGTGACATCCAAATAAACGAAAATACAGATGACACCGGAAATCAAATTATTGACATGAACACAGATGACCTGGTTAATAATGTTTCAATTATATCTCAAAGTAGAACCGAATACTCAAGTGATAAGATAGAACAATCATATGAAACAAATTTTAGTGAACTTTTAAACGAAAGTGAAATAAAAGAAAATATTATGATTGAGGATGACATTAAGCAACTTAGTGAGGATCAACTAAAACGAGAAGCAGTTCTCGAAAATCAATTAGACGAACTTTCTAAGGTACTTGAAAGAGAGTCACAGAAAAACATAAAGATGCAGGAAGACGCAGAACAAAACTATAAATCAATGAAGTCTGTAATCGTAGAACAACGAATAAAAAACGGAGAAGGAAAGTCCGAGTCAGACTTTAAAGACTCATTTCCGTTTCTTCCCAAAAATTCATCCAACGCAAAAGACGATACTTCGTTCAATCCATCACCGTATGCAATAGATACTACATAATATAAAAACAAAGGGTTATGACAAAGATTTTACAACATACATTTGCTTCATCGGCAGATAATGAAAATAATATACTAAGACATATTAGTTTAAGTTCGGATGACTTTAATAAAATTAAAGAATCCGAATCAAGTGGCGAGTTGTTTGGGGTAAACTCAAAAGATGTTATAGAGTTTTCTGCATTTACCCAATCAAATGAACTTGTTGGTTGGAAAACCATTGAACAGGCACCGAGTTATTCAACCAAAAATATTACGCATCTAAATACATCAGGTGAACTAGAAAATAAAACAATTTCTTACTTACAATCTTTGTATCCAAAAACAAAAAACGGAGAAGTAATAATTTCTCCTAAACACGAACTCGGTCTGCTTGGAATAGAACAGGGTGAGTATAAAATACGAATTTCGTACAAAAATGATATAGTTGGTTCGTTTGATAATCCATATAAATTTGAAATAAAAGAAATATCCAGTTCAAGAACAGAGATAAAAGCAGTAGCACAATCTTTTAAAAATTCAGTAAATCCGAACCAAGTTTCTTTGAATTTTGAATACTCAAACTTTATTAATAGACGAATTGTAGTAGCACATATACTTGAAAAAACTAAAGATTTACTTTTAACAAAATCATTCAAAGACGAACTTGAAACAAAAGAATTTTCAGCAAAAACATCTGACTATGAATTGTATATTGAAAAAACCAAAAAAGCATTTTCTTTAAGTGAACTTGAGATTCTAACAGAGCTTGATTCAATTTATACAAATCTAAAAGATACATACACTAATTTTTTATACGGAAGTTATAATGAGGTATTTACCGAAGGTAGATTTTATACCGAGTTCGTAAATTTAGTTGATTATACACTCAGCACCTTTTCTAGATTTGTACAAGAAGACAACAAAGATATTCGTCTTTTTTACAAGTTTATGTTGTTACAAATGTACGATGAAAGTGTAATAACTAATGTATACAAAAAAAGATTTGATACATATCTCAACAATGGAATGAACTTTGGAAATGGTTTATATATTCCATTTTTAAGATATACGAGTTACACAGATGATTCTCTTGCGGAAAATTCAAATGATGTATTACTAATAAAATTATTAACGCCCTTGGAGGACAATATAGAAGAGGGTGTAAACTTTTATATATCACAAACTCCGTATTCTGATGATATAATAAAAAGTTTGGTATTAAGAACAATAGCAGAAAAAAGTTCAAATACATTTAAACTAAGAGGACCGAATATATCCACAAAACTTACATCAAACTCAACAAAGAAATATTCACTCAGTGACGAAGAAAAAACCGAATCGTTAGGTAGAGATGAAACAAGTGCAGAAAACTTTTTTAAGACCACAAATACCGAAATAGAAAATCTTAATATTGATTATTCTGATTTTAAAAATTTTGTAAAATACTCATCTGCTCGTTCTAGGTTGGATAACTTTATATTAAAATTAACAAATATTTCTAAGTTAAAGTTTAAAATAAACGAAACAATTAGAAATATAAATAAATTAGACAGAGATGTTGCCGAGGGGTTGGTGGGTGCAAATGAAGCAGAGCGTTCCAAAGAAGTATTAAAAAACGAAGACATTAAAAAATATAATGAATCTATAATAGAAATATTTAAGTCATTTACTCCATACGATAAGTTTTTATACTTTGATGATAATGAAGCAGCCTGGCCACGAGAAACTTCATTTCAAATAAGTGGTTTTGTTGGTAAAAATAATTACTTAATTAAAAGTGCAAATGGTTTCTATAAACTTCATGCGTCAAGAAAATATGATATAGACAAAGTGTTTATAAACGAAGACAACCATTCGTGGCAAATACGATGGGACGCAATTGTATCCAAATGGAGATTATTCAACGAGGATTCGGATGACTACATTTACTCAAATAACTCAAACTTAAATTCAGGATTCACGGCATCAGAAACAAATCAAAGTGGATTTGATTCAGAATCTTCATTGTTTAAACTTGGAACACTTGAAGATGACTACACACAAGGAAAGGCGGTGTTTCCACCCGAATTAATACCGACTACGGTAATTGATTTTCAAAAAACAGAAGGATACAACTGGTATCAAATAAAAGCAAAAGAAGCAGATTTATACGATAGATATAACGATGATTCACTTAGAAATAGTATTCCTGAATTTTTGGTAAGAACAAATGAAAATGATGAATTTACTTTGTTTTTAGATATGATAGGTGAGCAGTTTGATATATTGTCGGTGTATGCAGAAAATATGCGAGAAGTTTCATATGCAAGAAATTCATTAAACAAGGGAATTCCTAATCAGTTAGTATGGTTTGTTATGAACTCATTTGGAGTTCGTTTGTCGGGAAGAACCACCGACGACTCTACAATAGGAAAGCAATTTGAAGAAAATCGTGATATAGTATGGAGACGTATATTAAACAACCTTCCTTATATATTAAAAACAACAGGTACAGAAAACTCAATAAGAGCATTATTTAGATGCTATGGTATACCCGATCACCTTTTCAAAATAAGAGAATATGGAGGAATAAACTATAATACAGACACAGAAGACTCAGATGCAAATTTTAAAATAAGTACATTTGATTATTCACTCCAAGTTGACGAACCTGATCAGTATTTGCACATTCCAATTGACCTTGGTGAGACGAATACCAACTCGTGTGCATTTGAAATGAAACTAACAACACACGCAGAGTTTTTTGAACAAATTCAGGATACAGAAACATTTGACGAACTAAACTCAGGTACATTACCTGCAAATACAGGAACATCAGTAAGTATTTCTAATTTAATAAACTCGGAAGATGATTACATAATAAACTCTACTTCACCTACATTTTATAGCAAACATAAAGATGAGGTTTCGTTTGTACCTGAAAAATGGAAACATACAAAAAGCACAATGGCAATTTCTTGGAAAAACTTCCGAGAAGGTGTTTCGTTTTCATACCCACAAGTAACCGCAGGTAAAGAAGCATCTTTCGTAACAATTTATTCTGATAGTGCAAAGAAAATAAGAAAAAACAAAGATGGTAAGGACGAATATTATTATGATCCATTATATACTCTTGCTGAAATTGGAGCACATGATACTCTCAACGGAGAAATTGTACGACTTTCGTTTGGATTATCTCATCAATCGGTTATTGATGATAGTCAATCTGATAAATTTAGAAATGATTTACATTCTGTTGATTTTAGATATGAAGGAAGTGTTGAAGGAGAACACTATACAATAAGTGAACTTAGAACAAGGCGATTTAGTAAAAACAATGGATTCTATCCAATTATACAATCAGACCGTTCGTGGGATTTTGGAATATATAAGAATGAAAATTTTCGTGATAACTATGGAAAGTTTTATATAAATTTTTACAACACAGATGGTGTAATTTTATGTCCAGAGAAAAACTCAAATCCTATATACTTTGATAAAGATATTGAGTATGACATCTTGATTAATTGTCGGACATCTAACATTGAAACGGACAGTAAAATATCAATTCATGTAAAAAGAGTATATGATTCTGAAGAAATATTTACAACAGAGATTGATATATTAGTATCAGAGTTTACTTCTTTACGTGTTTTTAAAACCAAAAACTTATATTTCGGAAACTATGAATCAGTTAATAAGTTCCGTGGAACACTTGACAAACTTAGAATATATTCGGATGAAGTTTCCGAAAGGCGATTTTTAAGTCACATAAATAACAACCAAGGATACGACTTGGATGATTATTTAAAACTAGAAAATTCATTACACGTAAAGGTAAATTTTGATCACCCATATTCATTGGTAAATGATACAAAACATACTACTTTCAAATCTGCATTAATTGGTTCGGGTGTAGATAAAACTGGTAAAGGAGAATATTCAGGACAAATAGACTCCGAGGGTTTACGAGATTATACAGAAGGTTCTCGTGTAATAATAACATTTGAAAAAGACAATAAAGAAGAAGCAATAGAAACTGTAATAAACTCAAATACAGGAGTATTGCGTTTTAATTTACAAAAAGACTACAACATTGAGTTAATAAATAAACCAAGCATACGGTTATCATCAACCACTAATTCAATAAAGAACTATGCACTTGCTGATAATGCCCAAGATATAACGGCATATAACTTTAACAAAACAGAGTATCCATATAACTTTGTTGGAAAAAATAGAACAGAAATAAGCAATTTACCCTCAATGGGGGCAAAGTCTTTTAACAACAATAAAATAAGAATTGAAACTCAAACAAAAGTGTCTCAATTAAGTCCTATTGCAAGGGCAACTAAAAAGTCTAAAGATAGGCATCCTGTTGATTCAAATAATTTAGGTGTGTACTTTAGTCCAACTGATATTGTAAATCAAGAAATAATAAGATTTTTTGGACAAATAAATATGGGTGATTTTATCGGAGACCCACAAGAAACATACTCACATTATTACAAAAAGTTTGAAGGTTTGCGGCGTGTATTTTTTAAACACGGATTTGGAAAACTTGATATACAAAACTACTTTAATCTAATTAAGTCTTATATAGATCCTTCCTTGTTTGAAAACTTGGAAAAAATAGTTCCAGCAAGAGCAAATTTAATTTCTGGATTATTGGTAGAACCATCTTTACTTGAAAGAAACAAAATAATTCCACCACGGATACAGTCGGGAACATGGATTGATTTGGAAGAAAATGATGTTTCTGATAAAAAGAAAATACAAGAAATACTAAATATAGATTTTAAGATTGGCAACGGCCGAAACAACATATCTACATTTGGAAACGAACGGTTGTATATCAAAAACAAAAATACAGATTACAAACTCACACATGAATCTAAAATAAAAGTATTTGATAATGAATCGGATTCTACATACAACTACAACTATAGTGGAAGTTTAATCGGAGAGGACATTAAAGATTATACTCGTGATTTATTTACAATAAATGGATTAACTGAGTATAAAGGAAAGTTGTGTCGTGTTGAAGAACTAAACGAAGAAAAAGAAATCGGAATTCAATACAGTGGCAAGTTAGTGAACTATGATATTTTCTTAAATGATGGAATTCAACTCATGGGACTCAAGTTTGGACTTGAATCAGCAAATGGGGTTTATGAATTTATATTTAAAGGAAACTCGGGTTTACCTGTATTTGCAAACCAAAACAGAAAGTGGTGGGTATTTTATTCATCACATAAAAATAGATGGATACTTGCATCAGACAATACGGTGGATGGAGGAAAGTATTTAGCACTGAATCGTAATAAAAAGTTTGAAAACTATACTTGGTTGGGTGGTAACAGAATAATAGACAGTAATACAAACTCACCCGAGTGGTTTAGCACCGGGTTCAATAATTCAATAGAGTCGGATAATTTACCAAATGAAAAAGCAGATTATTTTGGAAGAGTAAACTTTGTATCAAAGTATAATAGATTTATAGATTGCGATGCTTATTTACAAGGTTGGGTAAACGCGGAATTGTATGGAATATATGATGGAGAGTTAATAGAAAGAGTTTTTGTTGACTCCAATACATTTGAAAATATTAAGAAACCAAAACAAGAATATATATTCTCGGGTGAAAAGAAGTATGTCTATTTCAACGGAAACTTCAGAGGAAAACTTCAAAACGGATGGGTGGGAAGTAAACAAATACAACAAGAAAATTCAAATAAGATAATAAGAATAATAGGATTTTTTGATGGAAAAAATCACGACTCATGTGAAAAACCATATTATACATCGGGTGAAATCAACTCACTTGTCAGTTTTGATAACCGTGACAAGTTGGTATTTGATTATAGAAATTTTGATAGCAATAATGTTAGGTATACTAAAAAGAATTTCAAGAACTTTAATTTAGTAAAAGTTCCCAATAAAATAAACTTTGATAACAAATTTGATTTCAAATTCGTATCTGATTTTAATATTAAGAACCAAGGAATTTCAGATTTAGTTGATCTAGCAAGTGGTGAGTTAAATAAAGATTACACAATAGAAACAACTGATATTTTTTATTCACCTTCATTATACAAGATTTCCACAAAATATAATTTAAATCTGAGAACAAATTCTATATTAGATGTAAAATTTATAGCAAAGAAAATAAGTTATAGAATCAAAAACTCTGATGTTATTTTAAAGTTAAAAAATTCTACCTTAAAATTTAATTTTACAAATAATGAATTTAACGGAAATGAAATAATAAGTCGTGGAGAAGACTTTCAAGTAGGATCAATCTACAACCAAGCAGGAGAAAAACTTAGAGGAAATGCAAAAGAACTTATTGCAGATGTAAAGAAAAGCATCAATTACAAAGTGCACACAGAAACCGCAACTCAGGCAGATAAAGTAATTGAAAATGAAAACGATTTTTGCTTGGTAGTTGCAGGTGATTCTCTTGACAATTTTAATTTCATATTCATGGTTGTGCTTGGAAAGAAAGTAGAATTCCAAACAAGCATGGATAATCAAAACTTTTTTAATAACACTTATATCAAAAAAGTTGAAAAGCAAACGTCACATGAACCAACTCCAATGCACATAAATAAAATACCGCAGTTCGTTAGAAAAATAGAATTCATAGAAAGTGGGTTGGGTTATATAGGTGATGAAATTGTAGAAGTATATGGTAAACGACCATTGAATTGGAAATCTTCATGGCCACAAAAGTTAAAAGCAGATAGTTTATTTAATATAGACAGAGATACGGGAGAAATTAAAGGAGTTAAATTTGATAACTTCTTAATATCTGGACTTAACTGGATTACAGATGAAACTATATCATATATTGATACACCTTTAATTAAAATAGAAAAACCAATTAAATCAGAACGTTTTACGAAAAGAGAACCTGCTGAACTTAGAATTGTGACAGGCGAACCAACACCACAAGTTTCTGCAAAAGTAACATTACAAAATTTTGTTAATTTAGAACTTGGTGATACAATAGGTAAGTCATTAAGATCAGCAAATATGTTCTTTGAAGGAAGTGAATTGATAAGATACGACACAGGACTAATTCATACTAAGAAAACAAACATCCAAACATCGGAGAAACGTTCTAGTAGAAGATTGAATTCCACAGAAGTTATTGTATTTTCAAACGAATCAATTTTGAATTTTGAAATGTATTTAGATAGCAAGATACGAGATATTATGCGGATGGATATATGTGGAAATGAAACACCAATTACATCCGACACATATGATATTCAAATTAACAACTATATAAATGAAGATGATGACGAAGTAGATTATGATATTTCATATGTAAAAAATCGTGAGGTAGTAAATAATTTCTTTGTTATATTAAATGAGCTGGAAGCAAAAGACCACGAGAAACAAATTGATGATGAACAATATATCAACAAAATATCTAAAATAAATGAAAATAGATTTTCAAGTGGCTACATAAGAATAAATGGTTTTAATACAAACCAATCAACTGCAAACGGAATTTATAGATTTAGAAATGATATATCGTATTGCGATAAGTTTGGTAGTAATAATGTACCAATTCCAACTTACACAAACGAAAATAAAGAGTGGATTATTACTTATGATGAAGATATTAAAAAGTGGAAATTAAGAAACATAAAAACATTTGACTTTATTGTATCTAAAACAAAATTTATTGAAGACGGATTTCTTGCAAGTGAAAGTAACAACCAAGGTTTTTATACAGGTCGGGAAGTTATATTAAAACCAGAGTTTAAAGTTGATCGCAATGGAATAGTTTTTGATGAAGATGAAAATATCATTGGAAACACATTCCAAGAAGCAAATGTAAATGTAAGCAATAGGTTCAAGATAGTTCCAAACAAATTATTATTTAAACTCAATAAAGAAAACTTTAATAATTTTTTAATGTGGAAAGTTCAAATTACATCCAAGACAAATAAAAAATTTGTGTTTGAGATGCCAATTGTGTACATAAACTCAGATTCAAACGATGAGTTATTTTTAACAAAGTATAATAATTTAGAGGATAAATTAAAACAACTCAGTGTTACACAATTTCAAGAAACGAGTGAGTGTAGTTTAAATTTTCAAAATGCTATATCATGGAAAATAAAGTTATATAATGAAAATAAAGGTGAGTTCTCTGCTACAAAGAAAATAAAAACACAAGGAGTCACTTATTTAAACTCAACTTGCTTTTCAAAGATAATAGATACTGATGCGGAAGGAAGGTATTCGTATGTTGCTGATAAAATTATTAATGACAAAAGTACATTACTGGAATATTCAGAGTATCACAAACAATGGAAACTAAAAACCATAGACAGAAGTGTTACGTTGTCTATGAATAAAAAATACCCAAAATGTGGTGTTTACAAAACAACTACCAAAAACATATACGGAATTTGTGAATACGAAAAAGCAGATGATTCAGGAAACCTAGCAATAAGATTTAGAAACTTTGATGAAGAATATGAAAACGCAAATGGTTTATATTTTTCATATGGTTATCTTGAGACTGGTGAACATTTATTTAGAAATGAAAACTCAAATTGGTTATTTTATACAACAGATGGTGGAAATACTTGGGATGTTAGGGATGATAGAAACTATCCATCATTTAAGATTGAAATGTATAGTGAAATTGAACAAGTGGGTGTGTACACAGATAGTACAGAAAATATTAAAGTATTTCTTAACTTTGAAGTTGATTTTGAGTTTGAAAATAAAAGAGATTTTCTAGATGTAGACAAAGATACATTGGCACTAAAAAGTAATTTAAATAAAATATTAGTGTACAATAAAACAGGATATGAAAAAGATGTTTCTAATGACATGAACCTTGATGTAAGAATTGATATAGTTAATGCAAAAAAGAAATCAGAATATTGGTCATCAATTCCGTGTAAAAATCAAAAAAACATAAATGATCTTTATATGCACAATAATCTGTTTCTAAAAACTACAAATGAAATTTTTGTTGATGAAGATGGAAACGATAACTTCCAAATAGAATTAAATGTAAATAAGACCAAGAATGTGTTAGATGAATATAAACATTTTAAAACTAATTTATCAAACATAGAAGAAACAAAAACAATAGATGTGGGTGAACTTTATTCAAATAAATTCAGTACATCCATAAAATACAAAGTTGGTGATATAGTATTTTTAAATGAAATGATGTGGGAATGTAAAAAAGATATTCCTGAAAACAGAAGTGTAATTCCTGGAATAGATTTTGATACGGGTAATCATTGGAAAATTATTAGTAAAAATTTCACAGAGTTACACATCACCACTGAAATCCAAATAGAAAAGAAAAAGTATCGTGATATAACTAAAATTAACAACCATGATTTTCATTATACAAAAGAATTTGTTAAATTATTTAAATCAAAAAATCAGTTGGAAAGTGGTATAGATGAAGATTTTGAATCAAGTATATTTAAAAGATACAAAACTGATAAGAAGTATATGCCTTTTGATTTGGGCAATATAGGAAAGCACAAAGATATAATACCTCATGGTAGGGTAAAAACACACACATACAATACCTATACAAGAAATATGGGTGTGTCTGATAACACAACCGATACAACAATTGATAAAAGTGGATATTTGTGTGGAAAACCAACTATTGTAAGAACATACAAAAAGAACGAAGATAGGAAAGAGGAATATAGAAAAGATTCTTTTTGGTTTAACCAAGACAAAAAACACACACGAACAAGTGAACCTCAAAACTTGTACGAAAAACCAGAACAAGAACCAATTATTTCTTTTAGATTTGAGAAGTTTGATGTACTGAAAAATATATCACTTGTGGTAAGTGGGTTTACAACCGACCAAACCAAAGATTCAAATGGAAAATACGAGCAAATAAATAGTTCGTACAATGATACAAATGTATATAAAAACGATAAAGGATACATCATATACAAAACAAATCAATGTTGGATTTTGATAAAATCAAATAAACCAATGGAACTTTCTGAACTTATAGATTCAAATTCAGATTACACTACAAGTGAATCAAAGAAAATAGACGGTGAGTTGAATGGAAATTTTGGAAGTAGTGCAAATTTCACAAATCAGGTTGGGTTTGTAGAAATCTTAACGGATGAAATAATAGAAAAAACCCCAACTCCAACACCGGAAGTAACACCCACCCCAACTCAAACTCCGACTCCGAGTTTATTGGATGATGAATCACCCGATGATCCAATTGCAAAGACAACACCTACACCCACACAAACAACCACACCTACACAAACTCCAAAAGAAAAAACACCGACACCTGTGAGTAAAGAAGAAGAAAAATTATTTTTATATGAATTTAATGACCTTGCAATAACTTCAAAAAAATATGATTTATCCAAAAATCCAGAAGAAGTGGAAAAAGAAATAAAAGAAGATTTAGATAATAACAAAATAATTGTATCTGGTATAATGACAGTTGAAGAACTGTCGGAACGGGAAAGTGTTCTTACAAAAATACCAACTTCAATAGAAAACTTTGGGGTAACGGTTGCGAGTTATTCAAAAATGATAGATAATGACTTAATAACAACAGATAATGTTACAAAGTATGGTTGGACATCAACTGGTACGGTTTTAAAAGGAAAATTTAGATCATTTTATGTTTCAAGGAATAAAGCAGGAAGAACCCATAAATACGATAATCAAAATATATTTGCAGAATATGGTTATTATATAAAAAGTTGGTTTGGCCCACGCCCTGTTGTGGTAAAGTTGTTAAACCAAACAGCCGCAGTAACTGACCTAGAAGCAACAAGTGGGTTATCTGAAGGTGTTAAGCTAACATGGAAACCATCCTATAATGCCGTATACATTAGAATAGAATATAAAAATAAAAGTTCAAGTGAATGGAAAGTGTTAGAGGATAAAATTTCTCAAATCAGAGCAACGGGTGGATACGTTGACTCAGATATAAACTTAGATGAAGAACGAACATATCGTGTAATTTCCGTGGGGTTGTCCGGTAAAGAGACTATATCAGAAGAAGTTACTGGTTGGAAATTGGGAATACCAGCTTCTCCTGAATACGTAAATGCTTCTTATGATAAATTCGCAGATAAAATTGAATTATCATGGGATGCGTCTGGATTAAACTCTCAGTTTAATAAGACAGATAATTATACAATTTTAAGATCAGAAACAAATGAATTTGAAGACTTCTCTACATATCAAGTTATAGCAACAGAGGTAACCAACTCAAATTATGTAGATGTTTTTAGTTTTACACCAAATAAAATCTTTTGGTATGTAGTTGTAGCAAACAACGAAAAAACAAAAATGATGACGTCAGAAGAATACAATAAAAAGAAGAACTGGTCAAAGTCAGCTGCCGGAAAAACAAAATAAATGAATTCATTACACAAATTATATTCAGAAGATACAACTAAAGTAAATGCAGTTTTGTATAATGGCAAGTTGATAAGTGCGGGTCCTGGTCGTGGATTCAAAACTGCAATTGAATTTAGTAACGATTCCTATTCATCTGATAGTTCAAAATCATTTGCTGATATTAATTGTGACTCATTCACAACAAACGAATTATCAATTGCATTTTGGATACACCCCAAAAATGAAAGTTATCGTGATGCACCCATTTTTATGAATGAGCATAACGATAAAACAACTGGAATATTTTACAATTGCGGATCAACCTCCGAAGGTCATCTTGGAATATGTTGGGATGACGATAAAAACACCACTCCACAGAAATTAGGAATAAATATAACCGATGTGGGGTGGGTTCATTTTGCTTTTATATTTGAAAAAACTGGTATGGTAAAAGTATTCGGAAATGGTAAATATCTGCAAAAAGTTGATATGGGTCGTGGTTTTGAAAAAGTAAATTTTTCTAATATGAGAATTGGTGGATTTACGGGGTGGTTAGATGACTTTAAAGTATATCATTATCCACTAAAATACGGAAATGTTAATTTGAATGAAAATGCAACTCAAAACATTGCTTATATTTTTAATACAAGCAGAAAAACAGGAGAATTTTCTATTCCGGTTGACATTGATGCAAAAGAAAAAAATGAACCTTTTTATTATCTACAAGACGAAGAATATGTAAAATCACATCAAAGTTACAATCTAGAAACTCAAAATAATCAAGATTACTATAACGATGAATCACGGCATCCAATCATAGGTGGAGTAAATGATGGTAAGTTACAACTTGCTGATGGTGATTTTAGAACTTTTTTGGGAAAGATTTATGCCGAACCACTTGAAGAAGATAAATAAAAAATCTTATATATAAATATTTATATGAAATAATTTTAAATTAAATATATATTAGTATGGGTTATTTAAATAATGAGACTATTACCGTTCATGCGGTACTCACTCGCAAAGGAAGAGAACTTCTTGCGTCGGAGAATGGATTGAATATAACAAGTTTTGCACTGGCAGATGATGAAGTTGATTATACATTGTATGATCCAAACCATCCCGAGGGATCACAATACTATGATTCTGCATTAAGAAACATACCAGTTTTTGAACCACTTACAGACGAAACCCAATGTTTGAAATATAAATTAGTAACACTTCCACCTGGAACCGAGTACATTCCAACTATAAAACTTGGTCAGCAAAATATAATTGTTGATAAAACATACAATGGTGTTATTAACATCACACCTACCACAGAACCTGTGTATAATACAACACTTGGTTATACCGCAGTGTTATCAAATAGAAATGTTGGAACATTGACCGGAACTGGATTAGATGTAGAGTCATCACAAACTGCTTCTATATTTTTAGGTGACACTTCAAGTGAAATGGCAACTACTGAAGTTGGATTTTCATTTACATTTAAACCAAACAAAAGCATCACCGCAGATCAAAGAGCAACACTTACAATCATTGGAAATGAAAGTGGTGGTTCTACATCAATACCTGTGGTAGTCACCGTGGTTTCGTCAACAGAAACTTCGGAACAGGGAACTATTAATACTTTCTTATGAGCATATACAGAGAAATAGAACAAACTGATAAAGTGTTTGGTCGTGTAAGAAAAGTATCTTCTGGATTGTTTTCTTCCGGATTCGAGTGTACTGAATTTTTTATAGACCACTCTGAATTAAAAAGTAATATAAGTGGGTGGAAGCAACTAAACGCAGAAACTAAAAATTACGATTTAACAGAAACAAATTTTGACGACTTTGGTAACTTAACAAATAAACCAATTGAAGAAGAATCGGGTGATGAATTTACTACAAACACTTTGAGTGAAAATAAAAAAAAATGGAATGAAGTTGTTTTTGGTGACTACTATGTAAATATATATAATGAACCAACTTACATTGACGGAATTCCAAACGATAACTCAATTGCACAATTCTCAATTTCATACGGAAACAAACACGGATACGGATCACTAAATTCTGATTTGTCAACTTCTGTAACAAAAGCAGTATATAATCAATACAAAAATATTTTATTAGGACCCGGAGATTCTAGTTGGACATTTTCACTGGATTCAAATACAACTGCATTTAAAGATAGAGATTCTATTTATGTAATAAACTTTTCTTCATCTCAATTAAAAGAAAAATTTGATCCTGGTAATTTAGAATTTAGATTGACCGTTCAACACGAAGATATAACCGTGACCGAAACATTTCGTGATGATAGTCGTTTTGTTTCAAGTGCAAATAAAAACTCATCTACTGGTAAAGTATATCAAATTGTTACTGGTGCTATTGTTGATGAAATGACTGACGAAAAACGATATGCAAGTGGTTCAGGTGAGGGGTCTGGGGAAAGTTTTGGATTTGCTTATCCTGACTTGGGAATTCTTGTATTAAATCCGTATGCTTTATCTTGTCACTTTGGAAGTAAAATCGAAGAGGAATTGATAAGTCGTGGGGATTCCGAACAAGCATCGAGAAAAGACAATAAAGGAAGACAATTAAGTTGGTATGGATTTAGTGATCCAAATGAACTCAATGAATCAAACGATCAGTTATTTGGTACAGAAAGAAACCATCAAAACTTTATGAAAATATTCAACGCAATAAAGTTGGGTGGGTCTTTCAAAGCAAGAAGTACCGAATTTGTTCCATCTAAACACTATTTTATACGAGTAAAAAATACCGACTTTAATTATAGTAACAACCCATCGTTTGTTTATTCCGGAAAAGAAGCAACCCAAATACATGAAGAAGGATCAGGACCAAACAGAGATTATTGGGTGGGTAGACTGCGACATGAAGATTTCATAGATGATCCAAAGTCTTATATAACAACTATAGGTTTATATAATGAAAACAATGAATTGGTCGCAGTTGCAAAGTGTAGTGTACCTATACTAAAAAGTTTTGATACAGAGACATTGATAAAAGTAAAATTAGACTTCTAAAGAATACGTATAAATATTTTAAAATAAATATATTTATATATTGTGATAAAAGTATTGAAATTATCAAATAAGTCGGTCACACGATTTAGCACAAATAAAAAATGGAATTATAGTACACTTGATTCGGGAAGTAATATAATACTAGAACAGGGTGATAATGTTCCTTTATTCTCTTCGTCTGTAAATAAATTATCAACCGAACAAAATTCTTCTGAATTTCAATTAAACATGAGATTTGGAAAAAAGATTTCTGGTACATTTTTTAGCAAAAATAGTAAACACTTTGATGAAACCAAAGAACCATTAAATTACGATGGCTCTTATCAAAGAGTTGTGTTTAATAGTATAAAGCATTTATTTTACAACGATTATGGTACCGTGGGTGGTAATGATGAATTAAACAGTTTTTACAAAAACCCATTAAATTTATTTGGAAGTGAAACTGGAATTTACTCATCATCAAGTTTTAACTCCAAAACACTTGAAGAAGACCCACGAAGTGAAAGAAGAGTTTTAAAAGACGAAGTAACTGTCCTTGAAGTACCGTCTAATGTATTTGGTGAAAAAATAAAACCAGGTACATTAAAAATAACAGATAATAGTTCGGATTATGATTCTATTGAAATTGTTGACGATGGAAACACTAACTTAATAATAGGTAGTGGTAACTTTAATAATGTAAATGAAATGAACTTGAATAATAATTTATTTAGTTCAATTTCAGAAACATCATCTTCGGATAACAAGATAAATATAGATTATACAGATTTAAGTTATGGATATACAATAGATACTCATGGAGATTTTTTATTATCAGGAGCACCTATTTTATCAGACTCGGTTTCTGAAAATCAATCTGGTCGTGCGTGTTTACACAAATATAATCCAAAAACTAAAAAGCACGAAATAATCAAAAACTTTTATTGTCCATTTACACAAAATGGAATTGCACACGAAAATAGAAATGATAATTGTGAATTCATCTTAACTGAACTCGGTGGTATTGTATCAAGTGAAGATTTTTTGGTAAATGACGACTTCGGAAAATCGGTTTCAATTAATGATACCATATGTGCGATTGGTTCTCCTGGTTCTCATATAAACGGAAGACATACTGAGCAAGCAACGGGTCATATTTTTGTTTATCACAAAGATAAGGGTGGTAAAGAAAATTGGGGAATTGTAAATGTATTTGAGGGTACACCCAATTCTGAATTTGGTCATTCGGTATCAATAAACGAAGAGTTTATAGCAGTTGGTTCTCCAAACTTTGAAGATGGAATTGGTTGTGTTTACTTGTTCAAGAAAACAAAACGAACAAAAGAACATCCTTGGATAAAAACATCATCTGTATATGATTCGTATAAGTGGAACGATCTACTGGAAAAGTATGAAGGAATTCCTAAACAGGATGATACAAAATACAAAGAGTATATTAAAATACGAGATAGTATTGTATCTCGCAGAATAGAAAAAATCAGAACAGAACTTAAAAAAATAAAAGAATCAGGGGTCATTTCCGAACTCGAATATTTAGATAGACTACCAACCAAGGATGATTTTAGTGAGATTTTTCCATTTGAGTATTTATACACAACATCAAACGAATGTAATGATTCCGACACTCCTTGGTTTAAAGAAAAAATCTGGAATAAAAATACTCATCCTGCAACAAGATGTAATTCTAAAAATTCTGACAAACATTTTAATAAATCAATGTGGCCTGGATACATGACCGATGAAAAAACTGATTTGTACATCCCCAACCCAGAACATGAACAAAACAAGGATAACAAATGGGCATATAGATGGAAACTGCAAAATGTAGAGGGTGGTTCTGAGTCTATACATTTGTTCGGAGAGGATATAGAGTGTGAGTTAGATATATTTACTACATTTGAAGACTCAACTCTGGGGTCGTTCGGAGACTCAAAACTACCATTAGTAGAATACTCAGAATCTCCAAAATATGCAATTGGTGATGTAACATTTGATTTAGTTGGAGTAATAAAATCTCCTGATAAAGAAATCAGAAGATTTGGTGAAAAGGTAGTTTTAAATAAAAATAAATTATACATTTCATCTCATTCCACAACTAACCCAAAATGCTTTATGTTTCAAAAAACAACAAATGAGTTTGGTTGTGAAGTGTGGAACTTAAAAAATACAATTTCAGAAACTCAGTTATTGGGTCACGCTTCAAACTCTAAAATTGACGATTCATTGAATTATGCTCAAATCAATCATTATGATTCTTTTTTTGAAATTGAAATATGCCCAAAACACGACAACTACGATAAGTGGATATATAGTTTTGATAAACCAATATTAAATTCAGAAAAGGTTGTAGTAAGTGGAACTCGGATTGATAAGTGTGATTCAAAATGCATAGACACGGGATCATATAATTATTATTCAAGATTTAGGCATATAGGATTAAAAGAAGCAGGACACCTAAAACACAATTATGGAGAATCCACAGAAGTGATTTCAGGAGAAACTGGTAAGTTCTATAAACGTCCGAGTAATTATGATCCATATACACAACCATTGTTAATGTCCCAAAACGAAACAATGGAGTTATCCTGGAAACGTTTTCGTGAAAATGTTTCATTTGCTTATACAAATGTTCCACCTGGGAAGCATAAGTCAAAAATGACAATATACTCAAATAAAGCAAAATTAAAAGATGGAACTTATGATGAAAAAGAAACACTTGCTGAAATTGAAGCAAATGAAACATTAAATAATAAAAAAGTTAGATTGATTTTAAATAGTGGGTTGGGAGAGTCTGAATACTTTTACGAGTTTTTATTTCGTGGATCGCTAGACGGAACACATTATACACTAAATGAACTTGTAGATAAAATTGATTATGCGTGTACACTACCACCCAACATTGGTTCGTTTGTAGATATAAGTGACAAATTAGATGATACTTTACATAATCATGGAAATTGTAAATTTTTCTCAAAAGAAAAATCAGCAAGTTCGTATATTGAACCTTGGAGTGCAGACGATACAATTGCTATTTCATGGAAGAACTTTCGTGAGAATGTATCTTTTTCATATCCAGCAGTAAAAAGTGGAAGTCAACCATCGTTTATGACAATTTATGCAAACGAAGCAAAACTAAAAGATGGAACATATGATCCAATTCACACACTTGCTGAAATTGGAGCACACGAAACATTAAATGGAGAAATTGTGCGTTTGACATTTAATAGTGGTTTTGTGAACGGAGATGAATATTATTATGAATTTCTATATTGTGGGTCAATAGAAGGAACTCATTTTACATTAAACGAATTAAAACAATCATTAGATTACGAATGTACATTGCCACCAAATCAAGGTGAGTCTATATCAATCGCAGAAGAACACTTTGACGATCCTTTAAAAAATAAGCAATATGCAAGATTCTTTTCTAAAGGATTGGATTCATTGTCATATGTAGAGCCGTGGAGTGCAGATGATACAATTGCATTGTCATGGAAAAATGTTCGTGAGAATGTATCTTTTTCATATCCAGCAGTTAAAAGTGGAAAGCAACCATCATTTATGACGATTTATGCTAACGAGGCAAAACAAGACGATGGAACATACAACCCACTTTATACAATTGCCGAGATAGGAGCACATGAAACTTTAAATGGTAAAAAAGTAAGACTCACATTTAATACCGGATTTGCGGGTGGAGACGAATACTATTACGAATTTATATATCGTGGGTCAATAGAAGGAACACATTTTACACTAAATGAACTTAGAACTAAATTAGATGACGGTTATGCAGAAACGCAGATAAACTCGGGTGATATTCGTTATATCAAAAATTATGATAAGTTAAATATCCACAAACGTTGTAGGTTACCAAAGTTTTATACCAAGTTTGAAAGTCAATTATCATATGTTGAACCTTATTCAAGTGATGATCACATAGCAATATCTTGGAAAAACTTCCGTGAAAATATTTCATTTTCATATCCAAACATAAAGACCGGTTCTGAACCAAGTTTCATGACGATTTATTCTAACGAAGCAAAACAAGTTGACGGAACATACGATCCGATTTACACTCTTGCAGAGATTGGTGCAGATAACGCATTGAATGGTCAAAACGTAAAATTATATATAAATGCCGATAATTGTGAACATGATAACACATATTATTATGAATTTATTTATAATGGTTCGGTAAATGGAACTCACTATACACTAAACGAATTAAAACCAAAATTTGATTATGAGTGCAATTTTCCACCAAATTTAGGAAAGTCAGTTGAATTAAAAACACTGGATGGTAGATTTAAGGAAAACAACGGTGCTAGGTTTTTTAGTAAATCCGAAGATTCGTTGTCATTTCTAGGCACACACTCCACCGAAGATACAATGGGTTTATCTTGGAAGAATTTCCGAGAGAATGTATCTTTTTCTTACCCAAGAGTAAAACAGGGAACTAAACCTTCGTTTATGGCAATTTATTCCAACGATGCAAAGAGGTCAGACGGAACATACGACCCAATGTATATGTTAGCAGAAATTGGTGCACATGAAACCCTTAACAATAAAATGGTTAGATTAACACTAAATAGTGGGTTTGTAAATGGAGACGAGCACTACTATGAATTTCTATATCGTGGGTCAGTACAAGGAACTCACTTTACTTTAAATGAACTAAAAACATCACACGAATATGATTGTACACTTCCACCAAACCAAGGTGGGTATGTGTCAATCTCAGATAAAAACTTCAAAGACGCACTTAACAATAAATCTAGGGCAAAATTCTACTCAAAGAGTGAAGATGGATTATCATATGTTGAACCTTGGAGTGATGATAAAACAATTGCAATATCTTGGAAGAACTTTCGTGAGAATGTATCTTTTTCATATCCAGCAGTTAAAAGTGGAAGTCAACCATCGTTTATGACAATTTATTCAAACGAAGCAAAGAGTGTAGATGGAACATATGACCCAATCCATACACTTGCTGAGATTGGAGCACATGATACTTTAAATGGCAAGAAAGTAAGACTCACATTCAACACAGGATTTGTTGGTGGGTCCGAGTATTATTATGAATTTATATATACAGGCAGTGTACACGGAACTCACTATACATTAAATGAACTAAAAGAATCTTTTGATTACGAATGCACACTACCACCTAATATGGGAAAGTATGTATCTTTGTCAAAAATAGAATTTGATGATTATTTAGATAATAACGACAAAGCAAAGTTTTATACAAAGAGTGTTGAACAATCCGCATACATACAGAACCCAACATCTAAAGATGAAATTGCTATTAGTTGGAAAAATTTCAGAGAAAATGTTTCTTTTTCATATCCTAACGTAAAATCTGGAAACGAACCAAGTTTTATGTCAATTTATTCAAATGACGCAAAGGATAAAAAGGGAAGATATGATCCCATCAAAGCACTTGCGGAGATAGGTGCAGATGTGGGTTTAAATGGCAAAATAGTTAGATTAACATTTAATACAGGTTCAACTAATGATGACGAGTTTTATTATGAATTTAAATATGACGGATCGTTGACTGGTAAAAATTATACATTAAATGAATTAGCTGAAAACGATTTACTACATAAAGTTGAGTCTGGAAATCACATACAAAGAAAAAACAATTCTGTAATTGAATTTAAGGTGTCGGAAAAAATACATAGAATAAAAGTTGAGAAGGTACAAAAAGAAAAATCAAATAAAATAACTACAACAAAAAATAAAAAGTTAAATACAATTAAGTCGTTTGGTTTGTTAGAAAAAAACAAGGGAAAATTAGAAGTAATTGATATTAAATTACGAGATGATATATTACAGTCATCCGAATCATTAAACTTTTATAGTCGTGATGATGATGATGAATTATATACAGAGAATACCAAATTAAAAAACGAAGTTCAAATTGATTGGAGGAATTTTAGAGACGGTGTTAGTTTTTATTATCCTATTGTTTTAAAAGAAGATAACAATACACCTGTAAAAATGACAATTTATAGTGACCACGAGAATGTAGATGGGTATGATAAACATAGAAAACTTGCAGAGATTATTACAAATTCTGGATTAAACGGTGAGGTTGTTCGTCTTAGTTTAGAACCAAAGGAGACGAATTCTATATTCTATGAGTTTATGTTCGATGGTCAACCCGAAGAAGGTTCGCATTATACATTAGCAGAATTAAGTACAAAAATACCAAATAATCGTTTATTCAAAAGTAATGATACAACACCAACGACAGAGGGTGGGACTATAAAAAATCAAGCAAGAGAAAGCTTTATTCCACCGATTGTATACTCAAGTGACTTAGAAAGTTGTAAGGTAAAACTTGATAAAAGTAAAATTACAAGTGGACGACATAATTTATATATTTTATTGGTTGATTCTAAATTAAAACCACTTGGAGAAGAAACGAAAATAGAAATGTACAACAATCCAAGTTTTTACAATTTAGAAGATAGAAGAAATTTGGTAAAAAAATCATACGGTTACTCTGATAATATAAAATCTGAGTTTGGACGGGGTATTGATGCTTCCGACAAATATGTGGTAATAGGAAATCCTTCGGATAGAGTATATTACCTAAATTCAACAAAGTCATGTGTTGCTGGAAGTGCTTTTGTATATAGAGTAAATGATGATGATTTGAATTTCATTGAAAAGATATATGGTGAAGATGACTACGAAAACAATTTTAGTTCTGGATTTGGAAATGATGTTTCTATTTTAGGAAGTAACTTTTTAGTGGGAAGTTATTCACATGAAATATCAGATATGACTCTTACGGAAACTAATTCTGCAAAACGACTAGATATTGAAGACTTAGAGTTTGGTGTATCCAAGTTTACAGATGAAGTATATACTACAACCGATGCACTTATTACCGACTATGAAGTGGATTTAAGCAGTGAGTTTGGTGACGCATTAATAAAAGTAAAACTGGATGGTTTAAATATAGACAAATCATTAATTTCAGAGTCCACATTAAGAGCAAATTTTATAGATACAGGAAACGAGACGATTCGTATTACACAGGTAGAAGGAGAAAGTACAGAGTCAATAAACGGAACATATCGTTTAGTTAAATCTCCTATACAAATAAAATCTGGATGTGAAATTGATTTTAATGAAAATTATCGTGTTTACATTAACAAAAACAATTGGTCAATATTTTTTGACAAACTAAGAGGTGCGTGGATTCTCACCGATACTCCAAATGTCTCTGTTGAATATGAAATTCCAAGTGAATGGACCGATGTATTAAAACACTTTGAAAGAATAAACTTACTAGATAAGTTTAATATATTGACAGAAGAAATGATAAATACTGCATTAAGTTTATATAATATAATAGATGAAGATATAACAACAACTTGGAGATCACGAAAGCAAAAACAAATTCCAAAAAATAACATAAGATACGCAGATTTATTTAGAGAGTTGGAATCTGTAACTAAACTAAAATTAAATCCTACTATAATTGAAAGATTATTTTATTTGTATAGTTCTAATTCACGAAAAAAAATTGATATATCTATTTTAAACAGATGGAAAAACTCAAACCAAAATATAGGGGTTCTTCCTTTTATATATGAACTAGATTCTGTCAATCCTATATCTCTTAATTTTGATTTATTGATAAAGACACTTGAGGTATATAATTTAAAAGATTATGAAATCGCAAAAACATGGTCAGTTAAATTGGGATATGAATATTTGCTCGGTGACTTGATAGATGATATTCGTCCTAAATACCATGATAATTTATCATTATACAACCTAAGACTTATTAGCAAAATTGCATTTGATTTTATTAATGACCGAAACTATTCTGATTCTGATATTAGTAAAAATTATTTTAGAAATTTAGTAAAACAAGACATTGCAATATATCTTGATAAATGGAAATCCCAGGTGGAAAACGGATTTTTATTAAGTGATGCGTTTAAGGATATAAATGAAAATATAAATATAAACTTTTCAATATCAGACGAAGCATCAGAAGATGACCTACCAACAAAATTTAGCTATGGGGTTGGTACATTAAGCAATATGGAAATAAAAGTATTTTCAAATAACGACACATCTGGTAACAATTCATCACTTACATGGGGAGTTTATCGTGATGCCACAAAGATAGTTGGTAATCAAATATATTTTTATGTAAATTTACTACCAGATACACAGTTAGATGACACCGTTGTGTTCGTTTACAACTCTGTAAAATCAGCAATAAATGGATATACCTATTATTACTCAATTGAGAATGAAACTGGTAAGTGTAAGCAAATGAAGAGAATGAAAACAAATAAAAAGAAATACTCTTGCAAAAAGCAATATGGATTTGCAGTAAGTTTGAGTAACAATTTTATATGTGTGGGTTCTCCTGTTCTTGGTAATTTTAATATAGACGAACTAATTACATTCGGAGGAAGTTCGGTAGTATCATTCGGAACATCCGAGAAAATGTACATTGAGTATAATGCAATACATCCCTCTTATATAAATGAACTTGGTAAAAATATTGTAGGAACAATTATAACATACGATCACTCTGCGATAAAAGATAACAAAAAACATTATATAGGAAATGTATTTTACAAAAATGGTGTCATTACACTTACAGACAGAGCAGGATATTTTACAAATGTATTAAGCAACAGTGGAGTTTCTGGATTTGAATTAGAATTTAAATCAATGCACACTTTATATGAAAATGAAATTTTATGCAAAATTGAACCACATGAATTTAATTTTAGTACCAACCCAACCGCAGTCGTAGCTGGTGGAATCAACTATGATATAAACAACGATGGAAGATTTGATATAATAGATGCTTCCTACATTTACAAATATATAATGGGAGAAATTGGTCCAATTGAAAAATCCGATGAAGAAATAATAGAAGAACACAACGCAATTAAATTAGGTTCTAATGATAATTGGCCAAAACAAGATTTATTAATGACCGAGTCAGAAGATGCTTTATTAATGGATTTATTCGTAAACTCAGAAATACTAGAAAAACGACCTGATTATGAAAAGGTTCTTATTAATTTAAAAGAAAAGTACGATAATGGAGATTTTGACATAAACGGAGATGGTAAAACAGATGAAGTTGATGCGAATTTACTGCTAAGATACTTCTTGGGAAGACGGGGAAACTATCTTACACGAAATTTAATAAGTAAATATGATGACTCAACAAGAAAAGATTCTAGTAGTATAATTAAATACCTAGACGAACAAACTGGAAAAAATCTAGGAAAAAAAATATTAAAAGATTTCCAAGATTTTTCTGAGAATGATAAAAAAGATTCGGTGGGAAGTTATTTAGCACCATATGCCACAACCATAGGTCTTTATAGTGGTTTAGATTTAGTAATGGTTGCAAAATTAGGCAAACCCGTAAAGATATTACCCAACTACCCAATAAACTTTTTAATAAAATTTGATAATTAAGGAAAACTACTTAATATTTATGAATAACAACCAAATAACTGGAGAAACTTAAAATGGATATAGATCAAGCAAGAACAGCATCACAACAAACAGGAGCTCATAGATGGACTCTCACGACAAATTTAAACAAATTGTATAAAAACGGCGAAGGAAGTGTTTATACAGGTAGAAAAGCTCCAAACGTTCCCACATCATCCAAAGCACCACCTTTGAACAAGCAGATTTCTGAAGGTGTTAAGTTTTTTGGTTATGGTCGTGGTAATGTATCAAAGCGTCTTGGGGAAATGGGCAAAGATAAAGATTTAGGTACAATGGCCGTAGGAGGTGGAGCAGAAGGTGCATTCAGACAGGGTGATACATCATTCCTCGGTGGATTTAATACTTTCAGAGCACCACGTTCAGGTGAAAGTGATTTCGGTACAAACTTAATCACGTCTCGTGACGCAAGTTGGTACACCCAAGGTCTCACGGGTATCAAGAAGTACGGAAATGAGATTGCCGGAATGGTAGGCAAGAACTTTGGAGCACGTGGTGGGGCATCTGAATCCCGTGGTGCTGATGGTTCTGGTGCAGGTGGTGTCGCTGGCAATCGCGCATAACTCCCATTAAATACTTGCTTTTTTTCTTTAGAACGCATAACATATAGGTTATGCAAAATAAATCCTATTGTTTGGGGTTGGATATTAGTTCTACGGTGGTTGGTTATTGTGTATCTACTTCTAAAGAAAAAGTAACCAATGCCGGTTATATAGATGTTCGCAAAGAAACGAGCATCAAAGAAAAAGCACATAAAGTTGCGAACGAACTTGATAAATTAAATCTAGAACCCTCTGAGATTATCGTAGAAGATACATTAAGTGGGTTCGGTGGTGGACGAACAAGTCAACAGACCATTGTAAAGCTATCAAAGTGCAATGCGGTAATTAGTTATGTCATCGAAGCACTGTATGAACTAGACGTGGAACACGTTAATGTGTCGTCTCTGCGTAAAGTAGTATTCGGTAAAAGTCGTGAACAAGGAGTTGATAGTAAAACTTTTGTACGTGAACAACTTGAGAAAAAGATTGATTTAAATCAATTTATTGTCTATAATAGTAGAAAAAATTATGATAAAAGGAACTATGATATGTTAGACGCAACCGTGGCATCCTTGTATCATTGGTATACTATTGACAATTAATGGGGATTTCGGAGCAAAAACTACTTGCCTTGTTGCAGAAGGTATTAGGTGAAGGTAAAATCGTCTCTAAAGACGAAGCTATGTTTGTGTGTCCGTTTTCTCATCACAGAAAACCAAAGTTAGCAGTAAATCTATCTACACAACGATGGCAAAGTTGGATTGACACAAATGCTAAAGGTCGTAGTATCTTTTCGTTATTCAAAAGATTACAAGTTCCAAGCAACTATTTTGATGAATTATCTCGTATTGTAAAACTTCCCAAAAGTTCACAAACACAAGAAACAAAAGAAGAATATGTTTCATTGCCTTATGAGTATAAAAAATTAACCGAAACGCATACGGATTTTTCATATTCAAAAGCAATGAAGTATTTAAAAAATCGTGGAATTGAATCTTATGATATAGAACGATACGATATTGGATATTGTGACAAAGGAGATTATGTTGGAAGAATTATTGTTCCATCGTATGATGCAGATAATAAATTAAATTATTTTCTAGCAAGAGATTTTACAGGTAATGCTTATTTGAAATACAAAAATCCTCCTGTTAGTAAAGATGTGGTTGTATTTGAAAATCAAATTGATTTCTCTGAACCACTTATTTTATGTGAGGGTGTATTTGATGCGATTGCAATTCGTAGAAATGCTATTGCTTTACTTGGAAAGAATATTCCAAACAAATTAAAAATGCGACTTGTTCAACATGGTGTAAAAGAAGTCAGTATTGTTTTGGATAATGATGCGTTTAAAAATGCGTTGTATTTATCAGAATCACTTATGAATGATAACATCAAAGTGAGATTAGTCAGAATGGGATCAGAAGATGCCGCTGACTTGGGTTTTAAAAAGGTTATAGAAAGAATCAACTCAACCGACATTTTAGATTTTGGTCAGTTGATGCAACAGAAGTTATGCTTGAATTAAAAAATAAGTTAAAGAATGTAGAAAAAATATATCATCTAGCAGACATTCATATTCGCAATGTAAAACGTCACACCGAATATACAACCGTGTTTGACAATTTCTATGAACAAGTAAAATCTGACAACTACGAAAATGCTATTATTTTCATTGGTGGGGATATTGCTCATGCAAAAACAGAAATGTCTCCTGAACTTATTAAGCAAATATCAAACTTTCTACGAAAGTGTGCCACGTTACACCCTACGGTTGTAATTGCAGGTAATCACGATTGTAATTTAAATAACCCTGACCGACTTGATGTATTATCTCCTATTATGGATATGATGGACGATGATAATTTATATTATTTAAAAGATACAGGTGTATATAAAATCGGTGATGTTGCAATAAGTGTATTTGGTATATTTGAAGAACCAACCGAATATATACATGGAAATAAAATTGATGATCCGTCAATTAACACAAAGATTGCAGTTTATCACGGAGCAATACGAAGAAGCACAACCGATATTGGGTATATTGTGGTTGGAGGTGATTTAACTCTTCCTCAGTTTGATGGATATGATATTGTTATGCTTGGTGATATTCACAAGTACCAAGTGTTACAAGAATATAAAACTGAACATAGATTTATACCGGAAAGTAAACTTGATAAGTATAAACTTGATGGGTGGGACATTTGCAATGACTAAGTTTTTAATAAGATGTAGAGATATTGACATCGGAGATGTTTTGTTTGCAAGTAGTATTGCAAAAAAACTTAAAGATGAAACTCCGTGGGAAACACCATGTCATATTGATTTTGATTCTAATTATTTACAAACTCTTGAACTATTAGATAACAATCCTTACATTGACAATGTTTTCTACAAAGATAGTGATGATGATTATACCAAAATTTTTGATATAAATAAAAGTAGTCATGTCTTGGATGTATCTACTTCTGTTGTATCACAATATCAACAAATGTGTGGAATAAAAAGTTTCGACGATACCTTTGAAGTTTTTACAAATTCAATAAGTGACTACTCAATTAAATCTAGTATGAAAGAATTAATTGAGATAGATTATTGGACTAATGATTTAATAAAAATTTGTTATGTAATGGATTGGGACAGAAAAGGTTATCTATTAGACGAGCACGATTCAATTGTTATTGGAAATGAAATAAACAAAAGAGATACGCATTCAATAGTTGATCCACTAAAAGAAACTAATAATATAATGTTATTTGCCATTGGAATTGAATCCCGTGAATCAAAAAACTTTCCTAGTATAAACTCGGCAAGTAAATTTAGTTTTACTGCTAGTTTAATTAAAAACTCTGATTATGTAATAGGTCCCGAGGGGTGTCTTACTAATATATCATCTGCACTGGGAACTCCTACAATAATCACCACTGATTATATTCACCACACTTATGGTCCAAACGGAGTTAGAACAGATAAATCTAAAAAATACACTCCTCCGTTTTTAGGTCCTTGTAAGTATTTTCCAAATGGAAATCATACACATTTAGATCCATATCTTAGTGATCGTGAAGTTGGAAACGAAATTTTAAAAATTGTGACAAATGGAAGATAACGAAAAGTACATAAAAGTAAAAAGACACAATACCAATAAACCTGTCGTGGTTTATTCCGGTAGCATGATTCAACAAAACCACGGAGAAAAACCACATGGACATGGGTATGTATTATGGGATGTGGCAAATCGTACACACGTGCACCACGAAGTTGTAAATGATTACGGATATTATACAATAGAAGTACGTGACGGAACGTGTGTTAGTGATTTAAGTAAACTTCCAAAAAAAGCAAGACTTCGTGTAAAGGTGTTTAACACAACTGCAACAGAAACAAAAGAAATTATTGCGGAAATCCGAAAACAAACAAGTATAACAGATTTAAATGTAACACGATGTGATGCTATATCTGAAGCAAAAAAGTTTGATCGTGATAATAAATTTGATTTTGGTGATATATCTTCTATACAAATACAAAATGATTTAATAGAAGATTATCTTCGTAGGAATTTTGTTGTTGATGATGAACAAGTAAAAACTGCTCTTGATATTAACAAAGAAACAAACGACAAACTTATTGTAAAAGAAGTTCTTCGTAATTGTATTTGGAAACCAAAGAAGTTTGAGTTTGGAAATATGTTCAGTTACGGAGATGGAAATGTAATAGACTTTTCAAATATGAAAAGTGTTATGGGATTATTTGCATCTAACGCAAGTGGTAAAAGCAGTGTTATGAGTGCATTAAGTTTTTGTTTGTTTGATAAATGTGATCGTGCGTTTAAGGCTGCTCATGTACTGAATACACAAACAGAATCTTTTTATTGTAAATTAAACTTTGAAATATCGGGAGTAAACTATTTCATAGACAGAACTGCAACTACCAAAAAGAATGGTGATGTAACTGTTGTAGTTGACTTTTGGAAGTTAGATGAAGATGGTCAACAACTATCATTAAACGGAGAACAACGAGCAGGAACTAATGCAATTATCCGTGACCATGTTGGTTCTTATGATGACTTTGTTTTAACAACATTAAGTTTACAAAACAACAATGCTATTTTTATTGATAAAAGTCAAAGTGAACGAAAAGACTTACTTGCTCAATTTATGGGCATTGATACATTTGATCAATTGCATACAACTGCATCTGAAGATGTTAAAGAAATTAATGCTTTATTAAAACGATTTAATCGTGAAGATTTTGATGAAACATTAGCAGATGTAAAAGAAAAACTTGAAAAAATAAATGAACAATATAATAAGCAAGATAGTAAAACAAATATAGCACTACTTGAGCAAAAAAGATTAAACAAAGAACTTGCTGATAAAAATTCTTTATTTAAAACTTGTTCATTTGATGAAACTGCGGTTGATATAGATAAACTTGAATTTACAAAAAATAATTTAAAAGAACGACTGAATACCGCCGAGGAAAACAGAGAATCTGAATCTGAACGAAAAAAACAACTTGCAAACGAAAAGAAAATGTGTGTACGCAAAATGTCTGATCTTGAGGGGGTCAGTGATAGTTATGTTTATGTTTTAAAAGTTCGTGAAGAAATAACAAAAGTAGATAAAGACCTTGCGGTTTTACGCACTTCTGTAAATGCAAAGTTAGATAAATTAAAGCAATATGATAGTCACGAATATGATCCAAAATGTAAGTTTTGCGTAAACAATTCAAAGAACTTAATTGAAAGTGCAGAGCAAACAAAAACTGAATTGGATAAAGACAAAGCAGCTGCAGATGATCTTGTTGATCAAAAAACTGATTTAGCAAATATACTCGATGATAATAAAGATGTAGAAAAAAACTACGAATTATTAAATGAATTAAAAAACAAATCAAGTCAACTTGTATACGAAATAAACGAAGCAGATTCCAAAGTTTTGGCACTATCTAGCATGATTCAATCACTTGGAAAAGATATAGTAATAAATGATAAAAATATAAAAGAATTTTACGAGTGTAAAGATATAATTGAATACAATCAAAAACTTCAAATAGAAGTAGATGAATTACAAGCAAAATTATTAAAAGTAAACTCAATAGCAAATACAGAAAGTACTAAATTACAAACTTTGTTTGGTGAAGTAAAAATTATAGAAAAAGAACACGAAGATGTTCTTGTGTCAATTGAAGAAGCAAAAAATTATGAAAGAAAGAAACGAGGATACGAATTATACCTTGATGCAGTAAAACGGGATGGTATTTCATATGAATTAATTTCCAAAACAATTCCGAGTATTGAAAGTGAAGTTAATAACATTCTTTCTCAAATTGTTGACTTTGGTATGAATCTTGAAATGGATGGAAAGCACATTTACTCAAAGATTACATACGAAGATCGTCATTGGCCACTTGAAATGTGTAGTGGTATGGAACGGTTCATAAGTAGTATTGCTATGCGTGTAGCACTTATCAATGTAAGCAGTCTTCCTCGTTCTAATTTCCTCGTTATTGACGAGGGTTGGGGTTCACTTGACGGTGATAATATCAGTAGTGTATTTAATCTCTTTACATACCTCAAAGGTCAGTTTGAGTTTATATTAGTTATCAGTCATTTGGATGTTATGCGTGATATGGTAGATGAAATTATAGAAATTCAAAAGGACGGATCATTTAGTAAGATAAAATACGGAGCATAAAACATATTTAGATATATATTTATTATATACCTGAAATGTATTTATGAAAAATTCCGAAGAAAGACAAACACAAGAAGAAACCCTTATTAAAGCAGGATTGCGTAAAGGGTATTTTACACTCGTAGAAGGAGTATACGATCCTGGTATTTTAAAAGCAGTATTTTTAGCAGGTGGTCCGGGTTCTGGTAAATCTGCTACGGTTGATACAATATTTGATTTTCCACCCGAGACAACCAATTTGTCTCCAAGTGGATTAAAAATAGTTAATAGTGATCCTGCGTTTGAAATACTCCTAAAGAAAGCAGGACACGATTTAAATTTATCTAAAATGGATGATGAAACTTTTAGTAAAGTAACGAGTGATGATCCAAATAGTATTCGTTCTCGTGCAAAGAAAATTATGTTAAAGCAATTTGAGATGTTTAAATACAATCGTCTTGGTGTTATTGTTGATGGAACTGGTGATAACTATAACAAAATATCCAAACAAAAGAAAGAACTAGAAAAACTAGGATACGATTGTTATATGGTGTTTGTTAATACAACACTTGATGTAGCACAACAGAGAAACGCAATGCGTAAAAGAAAACTTCCAAGAAAAATAGTAAAAGATATTTGGACAGATGTACAAAAAAATATAGGTAAGTTGCAAGGTGCATTTGGATCAAATTTTACAATTGTAGATAACTCAGAAGATACTCGCAGTAAAAAGAAACCAGGAAGACTAGATTTAGTTCCAGTTGTTTTAAAACAAACTGCAAGATTTATTTCAAAACCAGTCCGCAATCCAATTGGCAAGAATTGGATTAAAATGATGATGGCACATGATAAAATGAGTAAAAGTGGTGACAAAATAAATCGTATGAACGAAGAACTCGATATGGTTTCAATGGAAGATGTAGTTCTTCCTATGGATTTAGAAAGACATTTAAGTAGATCAATATATGTTATCAAAAAGTTTAATTTAAATGAAAAAAAGAACTTAGCAGTATTATCAAGATTAGTTGAAAGTTTAGAATTAGACAGAGGTCAAGTAAACAAATATTTTCACAAAATTAGAACACTAAAGTTTAAAGGAGAAAAATGATGTTTGACAAGATTTTTGACGAACTAATCAAAGAAGATAAGTTGGGTGAAACTTGGAAACTTGAATTAGCACCCAATCATGCTAGATATAGTTTTTCGTCAAAAAAATCCGGAAATGAAAATTGGGCAAAATCACTTGCGAGTAAAATATCAAATAAAGAAAAAGAAGATTACAAATTTATTGGAATTTATAGTGAAGGAGAAACAACCGAGGGTCCTATCGTAGATGGATATATCTATCATTGTACAGATGAGTACCTCAGTAAAGTTCCACATCTACATCGTGAAAAACGAAAAGCCTGCAAAGCACATATTAAAACAGGAAAAGTAATTGAATACTTTGAAGATTGACATGAATAAAATTAAAGAATATAAAAAATACAAAGATGATCCGTTTTGGATGAAGTCAAAATATGATGGTGTTTCTGGTGAGCAAAGATTACCCGTTCAAAGAAGACTCAGAAAAGGTGGAGTTAAATTTAAAAAAGGAGATGAAATACTTTACTTCCCAAGAGGAAAAGTAATTTTAGTAGGAAAGGAAGCAAATCAGGCGTACAGAGATTTTCAATCGGCAGCCGCAGATGAAGATTTTTATATGTCGCAATACGAAGAATCTAAGATGGAAAAAACAAACGAAATCAAAATAACAAGTAAAGAGTACAGAAAGGCAGTAAATTTTATGTCAGGTTTACATTCAAGTATTCTAAAGGCAAAAGATAAGGTTATTTCATTTTTATCAAGAAAAGGATTTGATGAAATGGCAGATCATATATCTAACATGGATAAAAGACAATTTAATAAATTTATTCAAGGTAAGGTATTTGAAGAAAAATTAAGAACGCAAATAAGAAGTATTCTTACTGAGTTATTAAAATCTAAATGAATGATGAGTTCACAGATAAGTTATCTGAGTTTCTAGTAGACGATTTACTAAACGAAGATAATAACATAAGAAAGGTTATAGGAATTTATCCAGGTAGATTTCAACCTGCTGGTGTGCATCACTATAAAACATATAAATGGTTAGACGGTAAATTTGATAAAGCATATGTAGCAACTAGCAATAAAACCGATTCCTCTAAAAGTCCATTGAGTTTTAAAGAAAAGAAAATGATATGGACAAGGCACAAAGTCAAAAATGTAGTTCAAGTTAAAAATCCATATGTTTGTGAAGAAATACTCAAAAAATATGATCCCAACACAACTGCGGTGATTTATATATTCGGAGAAAAAGATGCAGGTAGATTAAAAACAACAAAAGCAGATGGTTCTCCTGCTTATTATCAATCGTATGAAAAAAACAAAAACAATTTAAAACCATACGGAGAACATGGATATTTTATTGTTGCTCCTCACGTAAGCATTAAAGTTCTGGGTAAAGAAGTAAGTGGAACACGAATTCGTGAATTACTTGGAAGTCCAAAATATTCCGATGAACAAAGAAAAAAAGCATTTGAAGAATTGTTCGGTTGGTACGATGAAAAAATTTATGATTATTTAACAAAAAAGTTTGCAACCTTATTTGAAAACGAAGAAATATTTGAAAATTTCTTAACAGAGTATCCAAACTTTAAAAAGTTTGTAAACAATATACCGACACTATTAAGTGAAATAAGTTCAGTTGCAAGTCAAGGTCTTCCTTTTGTAGATGATGGACCCAGTATGTTTTATCCTGGTAAATCATACGAAGGGTACACCAATGAACGAGCACAACAATTGGGATATGATTTACTTGATTATGTAGTAGGAAAGCATGGACTTGGTCGCAATGCTGACTATCGTGAATGGGGCAAGTATGCCGGTCCAGTTCCTGCCGTAAGTTTTTATCCTGCGGGTGATATAGATGTAAAAACACCAATGAACCAAATTGATACAGATTCGTCCAAAACTGCACATGAACAATGGGTTGGGTTTATTAACGGAGTTGCAGAAACTGCTGGATACAAACTTGTTGATTTTCTTGGTTCTGATAAGTCAATTCGTAAGAAAGATGAACAAGGAAATGAAGATCTAAGATCAGGAACAAATACCATAGACACCAATAAATCGGAAGATGGGGAAGAAGTGGATAAAGGTGTAGAAGGTCATGCTATCAAAGAAGTATTATTAACAGAAGGAGGTGCGGCTGGTCATATGAGTCATCCTTTTGATGATCGTGATTTAACATTTGGAGATTTAAAAGAAATGATTCGGAGGTCATTATCAGGTGAATTAAATGTCGAGAAAGAAGTTACTGAAAAACTTGATGGTCAAAATTTAATGTTTTCTTGGAAGAATGATCAATTAGTGGCTGCAAGAAATCAAGGCCATTTAAAAAACGCAGGTGCAGCTGCTCCTAATGTAAAAGAATTTGAAAGTATATTTGCTGATCGTCCTGAAAATATTCGTGATGCATTTGTGGGGGCGGTTACGGATTTAGAATCTGCTATATCCAAGTTGAGTGAAAAACAACGAAGTAAGGTATTCAAAGAAGGTGAACGTTTTATGAATATAGAGGTAATGACACCTGCAACGCAAAATGTTATTCCTCAGAATGTAGATATGTTAGTATTTCACGGAACACAGGCATATGATTCCGCAGGAAAAGCAGTTAGTGAAGATTCCGATGGAAATGACATTACCTCAGAATTAAAAGACTCTGCTAGAATGCTTAAAGGTATGTTAAAGCAAGTAAATGCAGATGTTCAAAAAAGATATTCATTAAACGCACCAATTGTTGTGGAATTACCTAAAAGCAAAAGTTTTGGTGATTCGTTTGCGAAATATTCTGCAATGCTTGATAAATTAAAAAAGAAATTTAAATTAAAAGATAACGATAAAGTTATGAAATACCACGATGCTTGGTGGAGAGATTTATTAAACAAACAACAAAATAAATCAAAAGAAATATTTCCACCAAAAGTGTTTGAAGCATTAATAGGTCGTTGGGCATACAACGATAAATCAAATAAAATTACTACAATTCGTATGGATTTAGAAAAACAACCTAAATTAAAAGCATGGGTTAATAAATTTGACAAAGAAGATTTAGTAAAACAATTTGAAGAAAATATGTGGCCATTTCAATTCATCTTTTTGAAATTAGGTGCGGAAGTTCTTCAAAATGTAAAAGGATTCGTTGCGGCCGGTGGAAGTGATGATATAGCAAAAGCACTTGATGCTCATGTTAAAACACTTGAAGGTAAGAAACTAAGTTCGGTGGAATCTCCCGATAAGTTTAAAAAAGACATGGAGAAACTAAATAAAAATCTTGCTCGTTTAAATGCTATTGGAGGAAGTAAGTCAATTGCACCAACAGAGGGTGTTGTATTTCAATACAAAGGTGGAACATATAAACTTACAGGTACATTTGCTCCTATAAATCAAATTATGGGAATAATGAGGTTTTAATCATGGAAGAAAAAAAACTTTCCATCGCAACCAGAAGAAAGTTGGCAAGAGTCGCAAAAAGAACTGCGAAAAAACGACAACTTAAACGTAAGTTAATGGCAAAAAGACCAAAGACGGGTGAACGATTAAAAAAGGCCGCACAAAAAGCTGCCAAGAATGCGTTGGTAAAAAAGATGACAGGTGGTAAATCTTATTCCGATCTAAGCATGACCCAAAAACAAACACTTGATAATAAATTAAAACCTGCAATTATTGCAAGAGTAGCAAAAAAAATGTTACCAAAAGTTCGTGCAAAAGAAAAAGAAAGATTAAAGAAAATGAGACAAAAAACAGATGAACAATTTGGTGTAAGTAAACATAAAGTAGGTGGTGGTGAAATGAATGTATCTGGTGTAAATAAAAATGGTAACATAGAACCATTAAAATTTGATAACAAAGAAAATGCAAAAAAACACTCAAAAGAAGTTGGTGGTAAAATAATCCAAGATAGTGATGGTACTTATTATGTAGAATTTACAAAAATAGATGGGCCTGTTAACAAAACTTTAAAAATGGAAGATAAAGAAAAAGAAGAAAATTTAAAAGATTTAAAAGCAATATTAGATGTTGCTAAAATGCTTAGTGATAAAAGTTCATATTTTAAAGGACGTGGTAGCAAAAAAGAATATATTAAAATGCTTGTTCATAAAATTAGAAAGTTGTCCGAATCAAAGAAACAAAAATTAATGACAAGAATAGACGCATATAATAAGGTTAGAAAAACTACATTACCTAAAAGTCGTCCAATGCAAAGTAAAAAGAAATATAATCGTGCTGACTTTAAAAAAGGTAAATATGATTAAACTCAATGGAAAGTTTTATTTAAAATATAACGAAGTTGAACAAGAAATATCTAATGTAGCAAGGAAATTTCGTACTTCACATCGTGCAGTTTTACCCCAACAAGTAACTTATTTAGATAGAGAATTTGTACTTGCACTACAAGATGAAGCAAATAACCTTATATTATTTTGTAGTTATTTGTTTGGTAATGACGAAGAATATTGCTCGTCAACACAAGTTATACAGTGTGCACATGATAGATTGAGAAAAGAGGAACACTGCTCTTCACAATTAAGATTTATGCAATATGATTTAAGTGATAAGCAACGAGAAAAATACAGAAATTTATATCTAAATTATCTGGTTAATGTTTTTTTAGATGAATGTATAAAAGATTTTGAAAAATTATCTTGATAATAATTGACAAATAACGTTTTAAATGTATTATTGATAATATGGCTAAAATGGATAAAGATGATTTGAAGTACGTGATTAAACGTTCACGTAAAGTATTTCAAGGAGAAGAACTTCCAAAAGTTCATGGTTACGAAGGGGAAGTCGAAGACTTAGTAATTCGTCAACCTGGAGAAGTTTGGACAGACAAAGATGGAAAAGAGTGGAAGCAAGTTGGTGCTACTTCAAAAGTAAGAACTGAAACCTTGATGGACAAAGTAAGAAAGAGTTTACGAGAAGCACCTAATTGCCCAAAGGAAATGTGCTCCGTTGACCCATCTAAATATTTAGATAAAAGAATGCTTGCGAAACGTGGAATGTGCTTTGATTGTGTTCAAGAGTTTGAGCAAAAACTAAAAGACGAGGATAAGTACGAAGCATATGAAAAAAAGACTATGCTTGAAAACGAACTTAGTTTTCTATTAGACACTAAAACAAAACTGGTGGAATCAAAAGAACATATTACAAACGATCCTAAGTTCTTAAATGAAGATGGTTCACTTGAGCAGTGGAACATTCCAAACAAAGAGCAAGTAATGGACGATTTAGAAAAAGACTTAGAAGAACTTGAAACTCGTTTAAAAGAAGTTGAAGATAATCTACAAGAATATGCTGACATGACTTTTTAAAAAAGTTTCGACGATACCTTGAAACTTTTTATATTATAGAAAATCTAAATAAATATATATTTATCCTTTAATGGCAGGTAATGAAAAAATTCCATTAAGGGAAATAATAAAGCAAGAATATACTGAATGTTTGAAATCTCCTGCATACTTTATGAAAAAGTATTGCAAGATTCAACACCCAACACTTGGAACAATTCCATTTGCTTTATACGAATTCCAAACCAAGACATTGGAAAGTTTTCGTGACGAACAATTTAATATCGTATTAAAAGCACGACAAATGGGAATATCCACTCTTGTATCAGGATACGCACTGTGGTTAATGACCTTTTTTACAGATAAAAGTATTCTTTGTATTGCCATCAACCAAGAAACTGCAAAGAATATCGTTACTAAAGTAACTCATATGGCAGATTTTCTACCTTCGTGGTTACGAAGTGAGTGTACCGAGAAGAATAAACTTAGTATGCGTTTCAAAAATGGAAGTAATATTCGTGCAGCCTCAAGTAGTGTAGATGCTTCTCGTTCGTCCTCTCTGAGTTTACTTATCGTGGACGAGTGTGCGTTTATTACAAACATGGAAGATATATGGACTGCATCACAATCTACGATTACAACTGGTGGTCGTTCTATTCTATTATCAACTCCAAATGGTATCGGTAACTTTTTCCACAAAACTTGGGTTGGTACTATGGATGGATCAAATGACTTTAATCCAATTAATTTGCATTGGTCATTGCACCCTGATCGTGATCGAAAGTGGAGAGATTTGCAAACAAAAGTTCTTGGAGAAAAAGACGCAGCCCAAGAATGTGATTGTGACTTTATTAGCAGTGGTCGTTCGGTAGTAGATGCAAGTTTAATTGAGTGGTATAAAAAAACTATGATGAAACCACCTGTTGAAAAACGAGGTGCAAATAAAGAATATTGGATATGGGAGTATCCAAATCATAACAAAGATTATGTAGTTGCGGCCGACGTTGCCCGAGGTGACGGACGAGACAAAAGTGCATTTCATGTATTTGATGTAGAAAATGTTAAACAAGTTGCCGAATTTAAAGGTGAAGTGGAAACAAAAGACTTTGGTAATTTATTAGTAGCAGTTGCAAGTGAGTTTAATGGTGCATTGTTGGTGGTGGAAAATGCAAATATAGGTTGGGCAGTATTGCAACAAATTATAGACAAAGGATATAGCAATTTATATTACACACAAAGAGATTATCAGTACATAGATGAATTTTCACAACATACCAATAAACTAAATCGTATGGAGAAAAAACAAGTTCCTGGATTCACAACATCTATAAAAACTCGTCCACTCATTATTAGTAAGATGGAAAGTTATGTTCGTGAAAAGGAGGTTGAAATTCAATCCGAACGAACACTTGATGAATTATTTACATTTGTGTGGAATGGTCAAAAAGCAGAAGCAATGCAAGGATATAACGATGACTTGGTTATGAGTTTATGTATTTCATTGTGGGTGCGTGATACTGCACTAAGATTTAGGTCAGAAAACGTTCAATCGCAGAAATCATTGTTTGATTATATGGGAAGTACAACAAATTTAAGTGTTGGCAAAAACTTTGCAAAGTCTGGATTAAAAACAAATCCATACGAAATGAAAAACCCACACGGTGGAACAGAAAATTTAGATTGGTTATTACAATAGGAGATTTATATGAAAACATCAGTAAATATATTATTATCAGCAATATTACTTTTTAGTGGTGGGTGTGCAACTCAATCACTTTTACCCACACAAGGAATTTATACTGAATCCACATTTGAAACATATAATCAAGTAGAAACTGTTGTAAATAAAATTAAAATCGGTAAAACAAAATATTCTGATTTAGTTAAAATGGGACTAGATTTAGAAAAAATACCAAACGTAAAAAAACTAACTTATTTAGATGTTATGACTAAATTTAAATTGGATAGTCCATCCAGATATACAATTTTCAATGATATAGAATTACCTGAAGGTGTATTAAAAACATTATCTGCACGTGAAAACGGATTAGCATATGAAATTAATTTAGAAAGAATTACAAATCAAAGAGAAGGAAGTTTGATTTTAGATATGCTAAATTTTAGAAAAAATGTTCATATAACTGGATGGAATATTAGTGTTTTAATATTAATTGTAGATGACACTGTAGAATATGTTTTGTATTCTGGTGAAAAGAATATAAACAAACGTGAACTTGAAAAGAACCCACTTGGTCCATTTCAAGGTTTTGATGGTGGTGATATAGTTGGGGTTGCCAGTGACTTGAACTAATATATATTTGTTGACAATAAGTTGTATATATTTTACAATCATTTAATTTATAAGGTTATATCATGGCAGACGAAACTAGAACAAAAAAACTATTACGTGGGTTGAAAAAATTATTTTCAACTGATGTAGTTGTTAGAAATGTAGGTGGAAAGAAGTTAAAAGTTGTAGATACTGATAACATCCAACACTCATCCAAGACCAAAGACAGATACGGTCGTATGCACACTTTGTATAGTGATTATGCGAGTAAATACAATAACATAGGATTTGAAACTGCGAGACTTGAGTTGTTTTCGGACTACGATACAATGGAAAATGATCCTATTATTGCAAGTGCATTAGACATATACGCAGATGAATGTACAACCAGAAGTGAATTTGGTGATGTTTTGAGAATTTCAAGTCCGGATTCTAACATTAAAGGCATTCTTGAAAATTTATTTTATGAAATATTAAATGTAGAGTTTAATTTATGGGGATGGACTCGTAATATGTGCAAATACGGTGATTTTTATTTAAATTTACAAATTGAACCAGAGTATGGTGTTTTAAATGTAAAACCTATATCTACCTATGAAATGACACGGATTGAAGATATGGATCCTGCAAATCCAAATTATGTTATTTTCAAACAAGAAGGTGAAGTCAAAGATCAATATGAAAATTATGAAATCGCACACTTTAGAATGCTAGGTGACAGTAACTTTTTACCCTATGGAAAAAGTGTAATTGAACCTGCTCGGAGAACATGGAAGCAACTTCAACTTATGGAAGATGCTATGTTGATTCATCGTGTAATGAGAGCACCTGAGAAACGAATGTTTTATATAGATATCGGTAACATCCCACCGAACGAAGTTGATAACTTTATGCAGAAAGCAATCAACAAAATGAAAAAAGTTCCATTTGTTGATGAACAAACGGGAGATTATAACCTAAAATTCAATCTACAAAACATGACTGAAGACTTTTTTATGCCAGTTCGTGGTGGTGATAGTGGTACACGGATTGAAAATTTAGGAGCAATGACATACGATGGAACAGAAGATATTGAGTATTTAAAAAATAAAATGATGGCTGCATTAAAAGTACCAAAGGCATTTTTAGGTTATGATGAAAGTATAACTGGTAAAGCAACTTTGGCAGCAATTAACAAAAATTGCAGTAGTTCATCTGTATTCACAAGGTTACACAGATGCAAAACTTGTAGATTTTAGTCTTCAATTAACTAATCCATCTACTATTTTTGAAGAAGAACGCATACGAATATTCGGTGAGAAGTTAAATACCGCACGTGATATGGTTGATGCAAAGTTCTTTTCTAAAGAATGGATTTATAATAATATTTTCAATATATCCAACGATGAACAAGAAGAAATTAGAAACTCATTTGTAGATGATGCAAAAGAATTTTATAGACTAGAAGCAATTCAAAACGAAGGAACTGATCCTGCTGATCCAAATGCGGTTACTGATTCTGAAGAAGGTGATGAGGAAACTTGGGGGTTTGGTAAGTTTGAAAACATGACAGATGAAGAAAAAGCAAGAGTAAAAGAACGAGAAAAGGAAGAAAAGAAACGCAGAAATGCGGATAAAGAATATGATCATCCTGACGATAAACCTATGGGTCGTGATCCACTTGGTAGAGACGAAAGAAAAGTATCTGGTAGATCATGGTCAGAAAGTCCTCTAAAGTTAGAGTCCGATTTACAACGACTGGATAAATTTTTAAATAAGAATTCAAATAAATCTGTGCAACAGAAAAAGCAGATTATCTCCGAGTCTAAAGAAAAACGAGATATTAAAAAAGAACTTAATGATATAATGAATGATGATAAATCTAAAATAGAAGAATCAAAATAACAAATATTTTAAGAAAAAAATCAATAATTATATTTATATCCATATTTATGTTTGTATACATTTTATCTAGATAATAATTTCACGTGAAAAAATTAAAGCATAGTAAGTTTAAAAACACAGGAATTCTGTTTGAGTTACTCATCAGACAGATAACTGCTGACATACTTGATAGTAGTGAATCTCCTGCTAATAAGTTGGTAAAAAAATACTTTGCTGAAGATACTGATTTAGGAAAAGAGCAACGTTTGTACCAAGTTTTACTTGAAGAAACATCTAAAACCGAAGGTTCTGCATATAAACTTGTGGATGCGGTTGTAACTGAGCATAAAAAACTTGATAGCAAAGTTTTATCTCGTCTTCGTTATGAATTAGTTAAAGAAATGAAAGATGTATACCCAATCGATGACTTTTTTCGTTCTAAGATAAGAAACTACAAAACATACGCAAGTATCTACAAACTTTTTGAAGGAAGTAAAAATGATGTATTTTGTGATCCACGTGAATTAGTTGAATCTAAAAATACTATCGTAGGTGGGTTATGTAGAAATAAAGTTGTCAATAACGAACTTGGTCAATTAGAAGATTATGTTCAACATAACGAAGATTTAAGACTTATTTCATATAAACTATTAGTAGATAGATTTAATGAAAAGTATAGTGAACTTAATGAAGATCAAAAATTATTACTCAAAAACTATATTAATAATATTTCAAATACAAATAGTTTGAGAGAATACATCAACGAGCAACTTCCTGTAATTAAGACTAAAATTGATAAATTGAGTGCCAATATTGATGATGATGTAGTCAAAATCAAACTTAAAGAGGTAACTACACAACTCAATAAAGTCAGAGAAGGCCGTGTGGTGAAAGATTCACAAGTTTCTGCTGTATTAATGTCGTATGAATTGATAAAGGAACTTGAAAAGAATGAGCAACCAACGAAATAAACTCAAGCAGTTAATTCGTTCAATTTTAGAAGAAATAATTTCGGAAGAAGATTCCGACATCATCGAAGTAAATACAACCGGTAACATTGAAGGTTACCAAACTCCCCGTGCGTTTGCAGGTACAGATGAAGATGAGCATAAAAAACGCATAAAAGATAAAGCAGAGGTATTTGATTACAAATCTATTGAAAATGAAAAAACCAATACTGTAAAATTGAGTGAAGGTCGTAGTCTTTATCATATGTTTCGTGACCACCCGGATTTAACACCAAAACAAAAAATAGGTGTAACAATGCGACAAGTTAATAAAAGTTTGGCAGAGGTTGAGAAATTTTTAAATGTAGCATCAAAATTTAAAATGGAAAATGATGTATCCAGTAGTTCTTATTGGAAAACTACAAGTAAGTATCTTCTTAAATTAGACGAAAAGATACAAAGAATAAATCAAAAACTAAAAGAATTAAAGTAATGAATATCAACTTTGATGATCTTGATGACACGGGTGAAACAAAAGACCCAACTTTAGATGAGTTCAAACTTGCAATAAAAAAATTAGCAGTAGCAACAAAGAACCTATCCAAGTCATCCGAAGGTAAAAAACTTCCATCTGATTATTGGGTTAGTATAGTTGATCTTATTAAGAAGTCTAAGGTAGGTGTATCCATGATTGAGTTGGGGATTGATGATCTTGAAAGTTTCAAGAATACACAAGAACCTGATGATTTAGAATTAAAGAAAACAGGTCCTATTACAAAATCCGATGATGCAGAACCTACAACTTCTGATGATTCAACTACTGCACAGGATAGTAAACCACAGAAACCTGTATCAAAACCAGTACCACAAGAAGAACCAGAATCCGATGACGAGGATGAAGAAGACGAAGAAGTAAATGAAGAAGCAAAATCTAAATCACAACAAAGATTATTTGGACTGGTACACGCATATAATAAAGGTGAGTTAAATAAAAGTGATATTGATCCTGATTTATATAGTAAGGTTAAGAAAATAGCAGGTGGTATGACTGACAAAGATGCAAAGAAAATTGCCAAAACAAATCATGATGACTTACCTGAAAAAGTACCAACTGATGAATACTATGATACCTTAAATCATTTAGGCATATTACTTTCCGGTGAAATGTTTGATAAAGTAGAAGGAACTGGTACGGGATTTATAGTAGAAAAGGATGAACGTAAATTTACAATTGAGTTTGATCAAAGCTTTTATATGAAGTCAGATAACTATAATTTTGATTTAGGTGATGACTACGATTTGACAGAAGTCGTTGATACATTTAAACGTTTATCAAAACATTCTGATAGAATTTTAAAAAAAGAATACGAAACTCTGATAAAATAATTCATTAGAAAAACTCTAATAAATAAAAAATATGTATATACTTATTTAATAACATGGGAAAGAATTTAATAGTATCCACACTGCCATTTGAGTTTACTCGTCAACAGATAAGTGAAAGTATTGAACAAAACTCTGGAAGATTAGTTGTAAAGGGCATTTTGCAAAAAGCATCTGAGCAAAATCAAAATGGCAGAGTTTATTCTCGTAATTTATTAGAACGAGAAGCAACTAAATATAATGAACTTATAGACGATAGACGTGCACTCGGAGAACTTGATCATCCTGAAAGCAGTGTAGTCAATTTACAAAATGTAAGTCACAATGTTACTAAGATGTGGTGGGAAGATAATAATTTGGTGGGTGAAGTGGAAGTATTAAGTACACCATCCGGTAATATTTTAAAAGAACTTTTTAAAAGTGGAATCACACTTGGAATTAGTTCTCGTGGAATGGGAACAACACGTGAACATGAAGGAAAGACCCTAGTAAATGATGATTTTGAATTGGTTGCATTTGATTTTGTAAGCAATCCATCTACACGGGGTGCATTTCTCGAACCTGTGAATTTAAATGAATCAGTTTTATCTGACAAGAAAGTAATTACAAATGGTCGTGTATGCACAAAGTATTGCAAGGTTGAGGGAATTATTCACGAAATATTAGGAGAAATAGGAGACTCAAAATGAGCAAAAATTCTAGTATAAAAAGAGTTTTAAAAGAAGCAATCCTTGAAGTTCTTAACGAAGAAAAAGAATTGCTAAAAGAGTATGATCCACAAACTGATAGATTTTCAGATGAGGGATTATCAACCGAGCAAAAAAAACTTGCTTCCGAAAAAATATCTAAATTTGGAAAGTATCAAAGATTTATTGCATTAGAAGCAAAAGACATGGATGTTGCTGAAGATATTTGTAATATCATTGAGAATGCTTCTCAGTGTATTTTAAATGAAACGGATGATTGGTTTGATGGAATTAGTGTTAAACGAAACTTAAAAGAAGTTAAAACACTTGCGAAAGATTTTTACAAAACTGCAAAAGAACGACAAGTTTATACACAACGAATGCAAAGTCTTTACGAAGACATGGGTAACATTCTAAACAGATACTTTGAAATTTCAGGAGATACCGAACATGAACAAAAATGATTTAAAAACATTCGTTAGAAAAGTTTTGTTGGAAAAACTTAACCAACAACCAAGGGTACACGGAAAACTTTTAAAAAAGACTATTAGTTTTAGTGGAATTCAACGAGAGTGTGTATGTGAAGGAACAGTTGAAGATGTTAATGAATTTGCTTCGTCTAATAATTTAAAGTTTACATTGTCTGAAGATTCTTACTTCGGTGGCCATTATTTAGACGAAATGACTTCGTATGAATTTCAACCAAATCCTGAATTTTATGGTGAACTAATGGAAACTTCTATGTCTGCACGTGAGCAGTTGTCAAGAATTTGCGGAACAAACGACCAAGTATTAACCGAAGTAGATGCCAACTCAGTTGAAACCTTAGTTGACTATATATGTGAAGATACTGATTTTACCGACAATTACACATTTGTTGTATTTGAGCATATACAAGAAATGGTATCTGAAAAATTATACGATAAAACTCAATTTAAAAAACTATTTGAGTATTTAATTAATCGCTCATGTGCAACATATACTGATGCTGAACTGAGTTTATCGGAATCAGAACTTGAATATGCTACACAATTAGTATCAAGTAAATTTTTCGCAAATAGATTGCACGACACACAACCAACACATGAAACAAAAACACAATGTGGAAAGAAATCTTTTACAACAGGTACTGCATTTGAAAATATGCAAAGAATAGTATCTGGACATAATATGTTTTTATAAGGAACTAACATGAAAATCACAAAACAAGAACTTAGAGATATTATCAAAGAAGTCGCAGATGAAATGGGACTTTTTGAAGGACTTACTAAAGCACAAGAAAAACTTCCTGAACCACTCAAGAAGGCAATTCTTAAAAAACAAGGAAATTCTGATGATTCCGATGAAACGGAAGATGTGGAAGAAGGTCTTACCAAAGCACAAGAAAAACTTCCTGAACCATTAAAGAAAGCAATTTTAAAGAAGCAAGGAAATTCTGATGATTCGTCCGAAGACGAAAAGGAGGATGTAGAAGAGGGTCTTACTAAAGCACAAGAAAAACTTCCAGAACCATTAAAGAAAGCAATTTTGAAGAAGCAAGGCAACTCTGATGATTCATCTGAAGATGAAGATGAAAAAGAAGAAATTGATGAAGGTAATGCTTTTGGTGCGGCTGTAAAGGCTGCACGTGAAAATGGGGAATCCGAGTTTCAAGTTGGTGGAAAAACTTATCAATTGCGAGAAAAGGTAACTGAAGAAGTTGAAGACACAGAAGAATTTACCGGAGAAGTAGAAGAAGAATGTGAAGAGTGCAATCAAGAACTTGCCGAATCATCATGTACATCCGAAGATGATGAGGATGATGTAGAAGAAGGTAATGCGTTTGGTGCAGCTGTTAAGAAAGCAAAAGAAGACGGAGAAATTGAATTTGAAGTAGGTGGTAAAACCTATAAAGTCAGTGAAAACTGGAAAAAAATTACTTTAGCAGAAAAATTAAACAGAATTTTAGGAAATCGTAAAGTTTTGTAAAATTTAATAAAAGTTTCTTAAAAATGAAAAAAAGAGTGGTTTTCCACTCTTTTTTTATAATAATTTCTTTTTTTTTTTAATATTTTTGTATTTAAGTATATATTTATCTATCAAAATGCTTCCACAATTATTGGAAACAACAAAGGTTTCAAGATTACATTAAAGTCCACAATGACTTTAGAAAACAGGAAAACAAAACACATGAGTAAATTATTAAAAGAAGCTATTGCTGATGCGAAAGCAGTTCGTGAAACTGCACTTGCTAACGCACGTCTCGCTCTTGAAGAAGCATTTGCACCTAGACTGCAAAGTATGCTTACCAAGAAACTCCGTGAGGAAGAGGCAGAGTTAGATGGTGTAGAGGATGAAGAATCAATTGAAGACGAAGTCGAAATTGAAGAACCATCTGATGAAGTTGAGGAAGTATCATACTCCGAAGACGATGAATCAGAAGACGAAGTTGCTGACGTAGATGCTGAAGAAGAAGCACCTGCTGAAGATTCAGTTGAAGACGAAGTTGAAGTTGACGATGAAATTGAAGACGAAGAAGAAATTGAAGAAGATTCTTTTGACTTGGATTCTATCATTGCTGAACTTGAAAGTGAGTTGACAACTGAGGAAGAAGAAGGTGAGTCTGAAGAATCCGAAGAGGAAGAATCAGTTGAAGAACAATCTTGTTCATCAGAATTAGGTATTAAAGGTGAAGAACACGTAAACATTGCTGATAGTGATGATGAGGAACTTCCAGATGATACTAAAGTTCAAAGTTCAGATGTTGGAAACGAAGATGACGAAATGCCAAAGGTTGCAGAAATTGACGAAGAAATTGATATTGAAATCGTTGACGAAGAAGCAAAGGCAGGAGAAGAGTCTGACGAACCAACTGCAACAGAGTCTGATGAAGAACTTGCTTTTCCAACAAACGAGTCCGAAGAAGCATCTGATAGTGAAGACGATTCATCTGAAGAAGATGAAGAAGTTAATCTTGAAGAAATTCTTAAAGAACTCGAAGATGAATCATCTTTGGAAGACGAAGAAGCAGACTCGGAACTTGAGGAAATAAAGGCAACAAACAATAAGCTTCAAAAAGAAAACGAAGAATACCGCAAGGTCTACAAATATTTGCGTGGT